GGCTAATACCCACGCACATACAGCGCTTGATAAGAGCAGTCATGACACTGCAATGTATCTTTCTACACACCTTCGCAATGAAGCTAGCGCAGCTGGATGGCCTGACCACATCGTAAAGCGTATGCGGGTTCACTATCATGATGGTGAGTTTAAAATTGCCGCTCACCCAAAGCACACCAAGCAAATTCACGACTTGGAATATGGCACTACAGATACTCGCCCAACTGCAGCTATGCGCCGTTTTTCTAACAATCTTTCTGAAGCTGAAGAGTTCTTTGTTGGACGCATGATGCATCATTTAGGGGGTGAGCTATGACCTTTCTTCTTTCTGAGGACGAGGCTTTACGCAACCTTCTTTTAGGTATGACCGTAGCTGACCAAAAAGCTACTGCTGATTCCCTAAAGACAGTTACTAATAAGTCTTTAACCTCAAATGTAGCTACCTTAACTACCTCTGCAGCACATGGATTTGCAGTTGGTGACTCTATTACAGTAACGGGTGTTGGAGCTCCATTCAATGGGTCTTTTATAGTGACTGCAGTTCCTACACCAACCACTGTGCGATACGCAAAAACAAACACGGATATTACAAGTACGGTTGCTACAGGTACCGTTACAAACGGTGTGCTTCGTAAAGTCAGCGTTTACTTTGGTCAACCTGACCAAGAAATTCGTGAGCAGTCATACCCTTACATAACCATTGACATGATTGATATTTCAGAAGACCCAGCACGAGCACACCGTGGTTTAACAAAACCTTCCTATCTTCCAGACCCAGCAACTGATAAATCAGGCAACTCGGTCTATGACGAACAAACCGATAGCTGGTATATACACTGGCCTATCCCAGTAAATATTGATTACCAAGTCACTACATACTCTCGTCAACCACGACATGACCGTCAAATACTAGGTCAAATGCTAAGCAATAAGATTCCAATGCGGTTTGCTGTATTGGAGCCAGATGACGGAACAGTTCGTCGTTTGGACCTTCTGGACGTTTCAAAGCGAGACGTTACAGAACAAGGAAAGCGTTTGTTTGTAAACGCTTTTACTGTGAGAGTCTCATCCGAGATTTCATCACAGACCTACACTCAAGTGTATAAAACGTTACAAGTTATCGGTACTGGCACGCCTGGAGAGTTTGTTCAAGGACAAACTTCTTATCCATTTACTGCCGTTGATTCGTGGACTAATCCGTAATAATCAGGAACCCCTACCCAACTAGTTAGGAGAAAACAATGGCTTATAGCCGTCCAGGTGTTTACATTACAGAACGCCTACTACCAGCACCTATTGGAGCTGGAGCTTCCGCTAACGCTGCAGGAGCAATTGCTGCACCGTTTGCTCAAGGTCCAGAGTCCGTAACTCTTGTCACTTCTTGGTATGAATTTACTAAGTATTTTGGTGGCTACAACTCAACATACCCATCTACTTTTGGAGTTGCTCAATTCTTCAACAACGGTGGTCGTGAACTTTACGTGAAGCGTATCCTTTCATCAAACGCATCTTACGCAGCAGTAACAGTTTCAACTGCTGGTTCTGTAGCGGTGTTTACTGCTACAGCAAAAAACCGTGGAGCAGATGGAACTAACCTTCGTGTACAAGTTACTGCAGGAACAGTTGCAGATACTTACACTCTAACGTTGTACAAGGAAACTGTTTCAGGAACAGCTCAGAATATTGCAAACGACTATCTTCTTGAGCGTTATGAAAACATTGTCTTTGACCCAACCTTCTCTTCATCGTCAGATTACGCTAACACAGTAATTAACACGATGTCTTCTTACATCACAATCAGCAACAACGCTGCGGGTGTACCTGCTACAGGTATCTACCCACTTACAGTTAGCGGTTCACCAGTAAACGGTGGAGACGGTTCAACTGTTGTTGCAGCTGACTACACCTCTTACCAGGGTACTTCAGGACTGTCTGTTTGGGATTCATTCCTATCCGTAAACCGTCCTTTGGTTTTATTTACACCAAACATCTACTCAGTAATTCCTACCTCAACTGCAACCGTTACTGCTGGAGCTTCTGCTTGGGCTGAAGCAAACAACGGATTCTACGTTGCAGAAACAGCTGCTGGACTAACTGTTGATGCAGCTATTGCTGTAGCACAAGCCCTTAGCGGTAAGAGCTCAACAGCAATGTACTACCCACACGGTTACATTTCAGACCCAGTTGGTCGTGGCAATGGTGCACTTCGCCTTGTTGGACCGTCAGGAGCTATGGCTGGAAAGTACCTTTCAGTTGACGCAACTCAGGGAGTGTTTAAAGCTCCTGCAGGTTTGCGTACTCCAGTTGCTGGTTTTGTTGCATTAGAGCGTAGCTTTACAACAACAGAGCTAGACAACATGAACAAAGGTTTGCCATCAACAGGAACAGGTTCAGTGGCTCCACTAAACCCTCTTCGTCAGATTCCTGGCGCAGGTATTGTTCCTATGGGTGCTCGCACTCTTCTACAAGATGGAACTGCAAATCGTTATGTAAACATGCGTCGTTCTTTGATTTACATCAAGGCACGTCTAAAGGCAATGACAGAGTTTGCTATCTTTGAAAACAACGATGAAAAGTTGTGGGGAAATATCAACTCTGTAATTGATTCTTTCCTAAACGAGTATCGCAACCAGGGAGGACTTCGTGGAACAACTCCAGCAGAGTCCTACTTCATCAAGTGCGATGCTGAAAACAACCCTGCAAACTTAATTGCGCAGGGCGAAGTACACATCCAAGTTGGCGTGGCTTTGCAGTATCCTGCAGAGTTCATCGTCATTGACCTCAGCCAAAAGTCGCTGAACTAACCAAAGGAGATAACTAACTATGGCTATAGTTAACAATCGCTCAAACCTGAAGACAGACCCATTACGTAACTTTAGGTTCTTGGTTACGTTCAAGTCTCTTTCAGGAACAGACATAACCTCTAGTACAGCAACAGCAAACCTTGCTTCTGCAACTATGGGCTTTACATCAGTGTCAGGAATGGCTGTTACAACAGACTCTATTCCTTACCGTGAAGGTGGTTACAACACTACTGTTCACCAGATTCCAGGGCAAACAACATTTGCTCCTATTACACTACAACGTGGCGTAATGCTAGGCTCTAGCGAAAACTGGGCTTGGATGCGTAACTTGTTTGCTACTGTTCAAGGTGGAGGAACAAACCGCAGTGTTGCTGAAAACTTCCGTATGGATTTAGAACTTAAGGTTCTTTCTCACCCAATTCCTGGCGTTGGAGGAGAATCTACAGGAGTTTCAACAACCACCAAAGACCACGTAGCTATGCGTTTTAACGTGTACAACTGCTGGCCTACTTCGGTCGCATACTCTGACCTCAACGCAGGCGACAATGCTCTATTCGTAGAGCAAATGACGCTTGTTCACGAAGGGTTTGATGTCAACTGGGCAGCAGACCTTTCAACAGATGCATCTGCAGTTTATGGCGTAGCAGCAACAAAGTAATCTAACAAAGGAAAAAAATGACGAATACAATTAATGCAGCGGCTAATCCCGCAATGGCTAACAACATTCTAAATCAAGTCATGAACGAACGACCTGAAAACGATTTCAATCCTGAAATCAAATCTCCTTTGGAAAATACGGTAGACCTTCCTGGCGGGTACATCACACCCGCTGGGGAGGTGCTCCGTTTAGCAGAGGTAAGAGAACTAAACGGAAGAGACGAAGAAGCAATCTCCAAAGCATCTAGTATTGGAAAAGCTCTTCTAACCATCCTTCAACGTGGAACAGTAAAGGTAGGAGAAATTCCAGCTAGCGAAGATGTCTTTAACGGACTTTTAGCAGGAGACTTGGATGCTCTTCTTCTAGGAATTATCAAAGCAACGTTTGGTAATGAAATTGATATTCCATCTTACTGCTTAAAGTGCGAAGACTACAAAACTGTAACAGTAGACTTAACTGAAGATATTAAGTTTAAAGTTTTAGCAGACCCTATTAATGACCGTGTGTTTACAGTTAAAGGAAGAAAGAATGAATACACAGTTCGGCTTCCCTCTGGTATAACACAGAAAGCTTTAATCAACAGCGTTGATAAGACTGAAGCAGAACAGACAACTGTACTTCTTGAAAACACCGTCATTAAGATTAACAACGACCCAGTCTACAGCGTTGTTCAAGTTCAAAACTTAGGCCTAGTAGACAGAAAAAAGATTGTAGAACAGATTAGCGCAAGAGTACCTGGACCTCAGTTTACTGACATTACAGTTACTTGCCCTGATTGCGAAGGCGAGGTAACGGTCTCCATTAATTTGGGAACCTTGTTTCGCTTGTAGTTACACCACTTACCTGGAACTTTTTTCAGAGTGGGCAGCTATATCTGATATGCATAAAGGATGGACACTATCTGACATAAAGGACATGTCAGTAAGAGAAAGACGCAATTGGCTAGAACTAGCCAAAGCAAAGTTAGAAAGGATGAGTAATGGCGTTTAACTTTATGGGAAACGTAAAAAGCCTTACCTCTAATGTTGCGTCCCTTAAAAAGGAACTCTCTGGTGTCTATGACATTTTAAAACAAATAAAGGGCATTGGACCAACCGCATTTGGTGATGTAAACGCAACAATTGCTAATGGCGGTCAATTTGGGAATGGTGCTGGAACACCGCTATTTAGTAAAACACAAATTGCTAATCCAAAAGCTAATTTTGGAAATCAGCAAAACCGTGTTTCAGCATCTCTTCCTCAGTCTGCAGCTCAACAGACCAACTACTCCCGTACTTCATCAGCGATTGAGACGCAATACCTATCAATGGGAATGCGTTCAGCAAAGTTTGGGATTGCGCAAGGAGTTGCAGCAACGGCTGTAAACGCTATAGGCGGAGTAGCAAGTCTTCTACCTAACCTTGGAACAGTTTCTCAAAGAGCTGGAAGTTTCTATGGTTCTTCAGCTATGTTTGGCGGCACTAACCGAACACAGAACCAACTGAATACGATGGCTGCAATGAAGGGCGGCATCACAGGCCCTATGGGTACTGCTGAAGCTTTTGGAACTCTTGTTAATTACAGTTTTATGCCTGGCAGTGCAAATATGCAAATGGGTCTTGGGCAAGTTAGTGCTGCTGCAAAAGCTTTAAACATGGATAACGCAACTGCAGCAAATGCTGTTGGAGCATTGTCTACTGGAAGTATGGGAGCTCAGCTCTTCCAGTACGGTATTCGTCAGTACGACGAAAACATGAACTTGCGTACTCCTGGACAGATTTCAAAAGACATTTTGCAACGTGTGTTTTATCCAGGGCAAGATGTAACTAAAATTGGTGCCAAGCAATTTGCTAGCGACGCCATGGGAAAGAACCTTGACTATCAGCTATCCACAATGGGCATAACAGGTGAAACAGCAACCTTAGTTAAAGCTTCAATGGGAAGAGTTGTTACAGGTCAGAATCCTGACCTGACATCAGTAGACACCTCTAAGAACCCTATTAACTACGCATTAAAGATTGCTAGTTCTGAGGAAAGCTTAGCTCAAGCTTCTGAAAAAGGATTAATTGCTGGAGCAAACACTGCCGCTAGTGCAATTGAGAGTCTTAACAAAGCGCTGGAAGGTACACCTGAACTTATCCTTCAAATGAAGGGTGCGATGCAAGGATTCAATGGCGGTAAGCCAGGTGTTGGCTCAGCTATTGGCGGAGTTGTAAGTAGCCTAGGTAACATTGCTCAAGGTGTTTTAACCTATAAAGCTTTATCTGCACTGGGTGGAGGTAAGGGACTTGCTGGAGCTACAAAACTTGGTGGTAAAGCTTTATCAACCGTAGCAAAAGGCGGTGTAGTTGGAACCGCTGCTGCGCTAGGTGGAGAAGCAATAAAGAGCGGAGCAGAAAAAGGAAGCTTTAGAAGCCGTGCAGGAAACGCTGCTAAGTGGGGTGGAGCTGCTTTTACTGCAACGGCTCTTTTTAACGCAATCCCTGTTGGCGGACAGATTGCATCTGGTACAACAACCGCAATTGCTGCAGGTTTAGGATTCTTACTTGGTGGACCAAACGATGGATTTACATACTCTGTAGGAGGTCTATCACAAGGCGTTGTAAACCCATCGTCAATGAGCGGTGCAAGCTCTCAACCAATGACCATGCCAAACCCAGCACTTGCTATGTCAGCTACCTCAACTTCCGCCTTAACTGGAGCTGGTTATGGAGCAAAAGACACTGCAATGACAACCATGACTGGAGCAGTTAACTACCACACAGGGCAAGACACCCCTATGGACCCTGGCACTCCAATACATGCTCGTTTTGCTGGAAAAGTTGTAGACAAGAATTTAAGTCGTGATTTAGGTATCGCAGTTGAAATTGACCATGGAGACGGTTACTCCTCTATCTACGGTCACTTAAACGAAAAGTCTGTTCGTACTGGTCAGACCGTAAAGGTAGGAGACCTTATTGGAAAGTCTGGCGCTACTGGACGAGTTCGTGGGCCTCACCTTCACTTTGAACTTCGTAAAGGTAAGGTACCAGTTGACCCTAAGACCTATAATCCTTATAGCAGTAAAAACAAAGATAAGTCTTCTAGCTCTTCTAACTCTTCGGATTCAATTACTCCAGCAAATGTAAACGCAGGAGTAAAGGCAAACGCTAAAGAGCTTCATGCTTGGTTAGTATCCCAAGGACTTAGTTCTAACGGTGCCACTGGAGTTATCGCTAACTTAATCGCTGAATCTGGACTTAAGACATACAATCCAGGAGATGGTGGAACCTCTAATGGGATTGCACAATGGCACGACACTTCACCAGGTAAAGGTAGACTTACAAACTTAAAGAAATTTGCAAAGTCTAAAAACTTAGACCCTTTTAGCCTTGAAGCTCAAAAAATGTTTTTGCTTAAAGAAATGAAAACCTATGGGTCAATGATGAAGCAGCTTCAAGACCCTAAAATAAAGGTGTTAGATGCTACTGCTTTATTTATGCGCAAGTTTGAAAGGCCAAAAGACCAAAGCGATGCAGCAGCACAGCGTAGAGCTAGCTTAGGCCTTGGAGCTATAGAGGGAGGACCTACGGATGGATTCAACACAAACGTAAGTGTTGCAAATCCTAGTTCTCCAGTTTCCGCTCAATTGCCACAACAATCTGTTGCAGCTAACGGCGGAACAAACAATGTATATGTAACGTTGCAAATTCAACAAGCAAACCAACAAGAAGCAGAAGCTTTTGCTAAAACAATAAAGAAGTATCTTGAACAAGGTAACGATGTCTATCAGATGGGGAGAAAGTAATGGTTTATAAGCCGCCCGTTAGCCCAGCAGCAAACACACGCCCAGATGACAAGTTTTTAGCAGCGCAACAAGAAAAGCTTAATCTTGCTGCAGCTAAAGAAAAGTTTAAAACAGAAACAAACAAAAAAATTGCATCCAACAAAGAAAAGATTACAGAGTACACAGATACAATTTCAAGGTATACGAAATCTGGCCTGCAAAGAGAAGCCGAATACATGGCCTATTACCAAAAACTTATTAACGAAAATCCAAATGCGTCAACTAAGGATAAAGCTGGTTGGGTTGCTGCGTACAAAACAGCGTCTGATAATTGGAAGTCTTGGAAATCAAAAATTGATTCACTGGTAACAAAGAAGTCATCTCTTGTAAAAGAAAACGAAAAACTAAGAAATAGCTTGAAAGCTGGTTACAAACCTCCTTCTGCTCCTCCTGCTCCACCAGCACCTCCTCCTGCTCCACCAGCTGAAACGCTTGTGTATAAGTACAACATACCAATGTTGCGTAGTGCATACCACAGTCCATTCGGCATACAAGCAAACTCAACTAGTGACTCAAAATCTGTAGCTGCTCCTGAGTTTACAAATGCTAGGGAAGCTTGGAAAGGCGTAACGCCTTCTAAGGGCACGATTCAGATGAGCAAAGTGTTTGCTGCAAATGCAATGAAACCTAAATCAACAAAAGGATTAATAAGGTCTGAACAACCTTATGGGTTTAGGTTTATGTACAACCCTACAGACGTATCTATGGCGTGGGGAATTGTTGATGCTTTCTCACCTGAATACGTACAAAGCGGTATGGATGGAATGTCAGGAATTGCAGTAGGTCTTATGAAAGGAACTATTTCTTTTTCTTTACTACTCAATCGCATTGGTGAGTCCAACGTATTAGATTCCGAAGGTTACTACCAAGGTGTTTTTGCAGATATTGGTATAGACAACTTAAATGATTCAACCGCTTACATTGCTGGTCGTTACGGGATTAACAGCGGGCTATCTGCGCCTCAAAATTATGGTCAGGTAAGTAGCCCTTGGGGTATGGCTGGTGAACCAGATAGAGAAGAACGCAAAATGATTTATGACCGTGGAACTATGTATGATTTAGAGTACCTATTTAGAGCAATGGGCGGGTACTACGCTGACTACAAATCAGGATTAAATGGAACAACAGCAGATAGAGGTTGGCTACAGCCAATTCCTATGGAACTTCATCTAGGAGCTGGTTTACGGTACTTGGTTCGTGTGTCTTCTTTAGACGTAAAGCACCTTATGTTTAACGAACGAATGGTTCCAACTCTTTCAACTGTTAACTTAGTTTGCACTAGATACTATGATTCTCCAGATGCGTTTGACACTACTTTCTATGAACCAGAAAGTAAACCTACTACAACACCAACAGCTATAAAGTAAGGGGTAATAGATGATATTTTTAGATAGCCGTTATGCAGACGCAAATATTTACAAAGCTTGGGATGCTAGAAAAAATCAGTACAACTTAACTGCAACTAGAACTTGGCCTACGTACCGAACAAAATACTTTATGTACGAATGGGTTGAGAACGATAGGTTAGATAACCTTGCAAATAAGTTTTTATATAACCCAAACTTGTGGTATAAAATCTTAGACATAAACCCAGAAATTATTGACCCAACAATCATTGCTCCTGGAACACAGATACGGATACCAAATGCGTGACCCCGAAATCCAAAATAGGTATGGAAATACTTTTCAAGTAGTTTTTCCTGACTTTCCAGGGTTTGTACAGCCTCCATACTCTATAACACTTACACAGCATGTTGGGCATCACGACGTTGTTGAGTTGTTTTACAATATGTACAGCACTAACTATGTTAAAACTTTAGCTACAGGTGTTGCCGTACAAGTAAATTGGGCTAACGATAATGTGGCTGAAACTTTTATTGGGTATGTTTCAGACGTAAAGTACCCAACAACTTCTGCTATTCAAAAACATTTAAAAGTAGTGTTAATGGGTGCGTCATACCCGCTAAGAGAAAAAGTACACAAGATATGGAAAAACGTAACTGCAAGTGAGGCTGCAACTGAGATTGCTAAAGCCAATAACTTAAAGCCAGTAGTTACTCAATCAGACATCAGACTTCCACAAATTTCTTTTACAGGGCACTCTCAATGGCAAAAACTGCAAGAGCTTGCTAAACGAGTTGGGTTTGCTTGTCAGGTACGAGGGGTAGAACTTCATTTTCACCCTATTGATGTAATGATAGACAAATCAATAACTGTTATGCCTGTCATGTCATTCTTAGACCCTACTGTAAACCCAATGAACCAGTTTGCATCTCAGACCCTTGATGGGTTTGAAACAGTGCAGACTGACGCTGGAAGTTTTAATGGCAATGATAGAGCTACAAAAGTAGTAGGTGGTGTTGACCCTATAACAGGAAAAATGTACAAGACAACCTCCTCACCAAAAACTGTAGGAAAAAACTTACGACAAAAAACAAAAGACCCTCTTTTCTTTGACATAGACACAAGCGTGGTGGTTACTGATGGATTAACTGCTCAAAGTTTGTCTAATGCAAAAGCAAACTTGTCAAGGCTATCTGTTCCTGGGTATGGGTTTGGACAAGGTGACCCAAGAATAGCTCCTTGGAGAACAGTTGAGATTCGTGGAACTGGTGAATCAAGTGATGGCTATTGGGTAGTCACTAAGGCAGTACACACAATGAATGCCGATGGCAAATACACCATGGAGTTTAACTGCGCAACGGACGGAAGTGGAGCCAATCTTACCTCAGCTGTGCGTCCCTCTAATGCTGGCTCAGTTCCTACAGTAGACTTAAACGATGCCATTACAACAGGTGCAAACCTAGTCACCCGTTATAAACTTAGTGACACACAACCGATGATAAGCCAAAGTTCAACAGGATATAAAATTCTTCCAAGAAGGTGGGTAGCAGCATAATGGCTAAAGAAAAAGCTATCTCACTTCCTTTTAGCATAGACAGTTTTGGTGCTGTGGGAAGCACAACAGAACAACCTAAGATTTGGGCAGACAGAGTTCGCTCTGTGCTAGGAACTTCTCTACGAGAAAGAGTTATGAAACCAACGTTTGGGACTCTAATACCCTTCTCGCTATTTAACTCTGTTGAGAACGCGGTGCATGAAATAAAAGACGAGGTTACAAAAGCTTTTAATAAGCAACTTCCGCTCTTAAAGTTGACTGCAGTTGATGTGTCTCAAGCACAGGTAACAAATGAACTTACAATATCGGTCACCTACGCTTTACCAAACCAAGAAGTAGCTAAAACAACAATTGGGTACGTATCTATCCAAGGCAATATCCCACTTTACGAGGAGTTATTATGACAATTTCCCCAGTATCTAATATCCCAATATCAGTTGATTACACTGGACGAGACTACTACTCTATTCGTGAGCAGTTGATTGCTCGTATCCAAGAACGAATTCCTGAGTGGAATGCTTCTGACCCATCAGACTTTGGCGTTGCTTTGGTAGAAGCTTTTGCATACATGGGGGACTTGCTTGCCTACTACGTAGACCGAACAGCAAACGAGTTTTCGCTTGCTACTGCAACACAGAGAAACAGCCTTTTAAATATCGCACAAACTTACGGCTACATTCCGTCTGGGTATAGAAGCGCTCTTGTTGATGTAACCTTTTTCAATAATAACAACACCTCTTCTTCTGGGACGTTGACAGCAACTGGTAACGGAACAACAATCACATACGTTGGAAGTAACTCTTTTGTGTTAAACGGATTTGCTACTGTAACTGGATTTACAACCTCAACATTTAATGTTACAAATGCTTTAATCACAGCTGCTTCATCAACTCAATTCACCGTATCAGTTACGGGCGTAAGTGGTACGGCAAGCGGTACAGGAACAGCGGTAATGGTTTACCCAGCCGTATCTCTTCCTGCTGGAACAGTTGTTTCTGGAGATGTTGTAACAGAAGACGTAGTCCAACCTGTTTACTTTACAACTTTGAATGACGCTGAAATTGCTGCAAACAGTACGTATACAGTCACTGCAGAAGAAGGAAGAAGTATTGCTGTTGTTGACCCTTCTTCTGATTATACCTATGGTCAACAAGTAGGTGTATCTACTCAAACTCCTAACATGTCTTTTGAACTATTAAACACACCAGTAGTTGATGACAGTATCTCCGTGTACATTCAATACGGAGACATCTATTCAAAGTGGTTACAGGTACAGCACTTGTTAGATTACGGCCCAACTGATTTGGTATACACAGTTAAATCAGATGAAAATGATGTTGTAACAATTAACTTTGGAGACGGAGTTTCTGGTGCAATACCAGTAAACCAGTCTGTAATTAGAGCTATGTATCGTGTTGGTGGCGGTTCGTTTGGAAATATTTCTAGTGGAATTATTGACACGCTTTCTTACGTCCCAAATTTAACAAGCAATCAAGTTACTGCTTTGGCGTCAGCAATCACAGTCAACAATGGAACTGCTGCTTTTGGTGGGTCTGACCCCGAAAGCAACGATGAAATACGAAGTAATGCTCCATTAGCTTTAAGAGCTTCAAACAGAGCAATCACCTTAGAGGACTACAAAAACTTAGCACTTTCAGTTACAGGTGTGGGTAAAGCAAACGCTTATGGCTCTACTTGGACATCTGTGACTGTTTACATTGCTCCAACTAGAAACTTAAATGACACTGATATAAACCCAGGACTAACAGACACTGGAGCTACTTCTTCTGAATACAACGAATTGGCAGTTGAAGTTGCGGACTATCTATCAGACAAACTATTGATTGGTAGTTCAGTAACAATTCAACCACCTATTTACTCTGACCTAATTATTACAGTACAGTATGCAAAACTTCCACAGTACACACAAGCAGAAGTAGAAATAAGCATTAAAAAAGCATTGCTACTTGTGTACGGTTATATTGGAATGAACTTTCAAGACACAATTTACCCTCAAGACATTGAGTATATCCTTAACCAAACTGCAGGGGTTAAAACTGCAAAGCTAACAGGCCTCTATAAGAGTGGTTCAACAATCACTGGTAATGCAACAAACGTAAAGGTGGGGTACAACTTAGACACCGTTGCTTCAGGTTACATTACCTACACCGTCAACCAAAAACATGCGTTCAAAGCTGGTGGAACAATAACTATCACTGGTTTATCTGCAGCTGGGTTTAACGTATCAAGTGCAGCAATTGTTGCTGTTGACGACACCAGAATTGTAGTTGCAAACGCAACTACTGGAACAGCTTCTGGAACTGGAATCATTACAGGACTAACACCGTTAAACGGTGCTCCTAATGAGATATTTAGGTTTAAAGAAAGCAACATGAATATTGGAATTTACAGTGGATGATATCCGTAAGAATGTTGGGTTCTATAGAGGTGTGGTTCAAAACAACAGAGACCCATTAAACCAACGCAGACTACAAGTTTCTGTACCTCAAACAACTGGGGTTGAAGTAACTGATTGGGTTTGGCCTATAGAACCACATGGGATACACACAGCTCCTCCAAAAATTGGACAAGGAGTTTGGATTTCTTACGTGTCTGGAGACTCTGAGTACCCAGTGTGGGCAGGAGCGTTTGGCAAACATCAGGGAGACAACAAGCCCTATTTAATAACTCCGTTGTCTAACTCTGTTTCTTTGTCAGGATTAACTCCATACCTTAAAGTTGCAACAGAACCTGATGGAACGCAAGTCGTGGACTTAACACAAACCCTTTTAGCTATGGCAGCTACCCTAAAAGACCACGAAACTCGTATTGCTGTTCTAGAAGCTCAAATGCCTATTGCTCTTCAAAATGGACTTTAGCAACTAAACCCACAGTAAACCAGAGAAAATACAACATTACGATGGAAAGGTAACCCATGGCAGTCTATTACCCAGGGAATATTAAGAACGACTTTAGCTCTAAGGTTGACTTTACAGACACAGTTATTGCGTCTCACATCAACGACCTTCAGGGTGAAGTAACGGCTATTGAGACTACCCTTGGAACTTACCCACTGACAAGTTCTGGATGGGGAACAACAGGGTTTGACACAACAACTACAACTTGGTCAACAGTAAAAGACCGTATTAACAACATTGAAGTTGGAATAGCAAACACCCGTGCACAGGTTGCGGCTATTTCAGCGGAAACACTTGCAGGAACAACTTTAAAAAGCACAATTACAGGCTCTTCTTTAACCTCTTTTGGTACATCCCCAGTACTAAACGACCCAAAGATGTATATGAGCATTAACGGTAAGACTGCTTCTTATACTGCAGTACTGTCTGATGCGGACAAGCTTGTGACAATGACTGTTGCTGGAGCTAACGTGTTCTCAATACCTACTAATGCAACTGTTCCGTTCCCTATAGGTACAAAAATTCATGTTGCTCAATTTGGAGCTGGAACAACAACAATTTCTGCAGTAACTCCAGCTACAACAACTTTAGTTTCTGCTGGAGCAACTCCTGCCGCACCTTACACACGTGTGCAATACTCATCAGCAACATGTATAAAGACTGGAACCGATACCTGGTTTATCCTTGGCGATATCCGATAGGACTTTAAATGGCTAACTACGGTAATGCGGTTTATGGTATATCCAAGTATGGGCTTAGCCCTCTTTTGGCGTACTCAGTTGAGCCAATGTCTGTGTTGGTTACTGACTTTCATGAGTCGTACGTTTACTGGCAAACACCTACTGGTACATACTCCCGTGTAAGAATTGTGCGTAACCAAAGCAGTTACCCAGAAACAGCAGAAGATGGAATCATTGTTTACGAAGAAGCAACCTCTACTTTTACAAAAACCGTGTTTAATGACGGAGGTGGAGTAGAAGACTACGCTACAACACCTGCTTTGGTTCCAGGAAAACCAGTTTACTACAGAGTGTTTTTGTTTACTTCATCTTTATCTTGGGTTGTTGCTGGTTCAGTTGCAGCTATCGTACCAACTGACCATCAATCATCTGAAAAATTACTTAACTTTTTACCACGAGTTTTTACAAGTGCAGCTCAAAGCCCACTGTCTCCTGTAGACCCTACATCTGCTCTAGCATCTTTCATTGATGCTTTTGGGTTTGATTTAGAAGAGGTAATCACTTATTTAGATTTACTAATACCTGACCATACAAGAGTCTCAACAGTTGCTTCTATGATTCCATTGGAAGTAGCAAACTATGGGCTACTACATGAGTCTGGTTTACCTGTCAAAAATCAAAAGCATTTAATCCGTGAAGCAGTTTATATGTACAACAACAAGGGAACTTTAAACGGATTAGGCACCTATATTGAATCATTGACTGGGTATGCTCCAACTTTAACTATATCTAAAAACCTAATGTTAACACCGCAAGACTCAACGTTCTATAAATCAACTGGTAGTTGGTCTGCAACAAACGCAACTTTAACTTCTACGACAGAACAAGTTCCACCAACAAACTCAAACAACATTGATTTAACTTACACATGTAAAATCGTTGCAAGTGGTGCAGGCTCAATGACTTTAGGTGTTACTGACCCAATTAGAACTGGAATCCCTGTTTCTCCTGCAACTTACTACACTTTTTCTGCTCAAGTAAAGTCACCAACAAGTGCTGGAACTATAACTCCTGCAATTACTTTCTATGACGGTAAAGGCACACAGATTAACAGCACAGTTTCTGGGACAGCAACTAGCGCAACAAACACTTGGGCACAAACATCCGTTAGCTCTAGAACAACAAAGAATGTTTACTCAGCTATTCTTTCGGCAACTGGTGCTTCTGGAACAATAACTTTTACCACTTCAGGAGACCACAATCTTATTGCTGGAGAAACAATTACCACATCTGGATTTACTGGTTCTGATACGGGGTTTAATTTAACTGGAGTTACAATTGTTTCTGCTCCTACAACAACTACATTTACAGTAACCTCTGCAGTAACAGGCACTACTACTACAACAGGGTATGTCACTAACTCAAACACAGACGCTGTTTACGCAAGTCTTAAGCTATCTTGGTCAGCTGCAGGAACATACTATGTTGACATGGCCTGCGTTCAAACAGGTCAAACAGTTGTTTACGATGAAGCAAGAGCTTTAGACATATTTTTAAACCCAGATAAAACAAACTATATTAAAAACCCTACATTTGAAACGAATGTCACAAACAGCTGGACAAAAGTTGGTGCTGGACTAACGGTCACACAAGATGTTAGCTATCCAACTGAGTCTTATTCGGGAACTCACAGTGCAAAATTAGTAAACACAACTGGAGCATGGTCATACACCTCTAACACATTCCCCGTAACAGAAGGTCAGTACTACTCGCTTTCCTTCTACAAAAAAGCAACTGCAAACTTTACGGTTAGTTTAGTAGGTAGAGACTCTTCTGGAACAGTAGTAACAACAGGAGCAGCAACACCTTATACAGTTACATCATCTGCAACATGGGTTCAAGACCAGTATGTAGACACAGTTAGAAGTGCTTCTGGTTCTTTAGGAGCGGCTCTTGTAGGTATCGGAACTGGAGTTGCAACACTAGAGGTTGTTTTTTCAGGAACTGGTGCTAACACAATCTACTTAGACTCTATACAAGCAGAGCAGTCACCGACTGTAACAGACTACTTTGACGGTAGCCTGTCATCCATTAGCGGTAACCCATTTGGAGCTGTTTGGCAAGGTACAGTTGGAAACTCTTACTCCTCAGTATACAATAGCAAACCACTCAAGGTTCCACGCCTTGGGTATACGCTAAAGGATTGGGTACCTCAAAACCTATTCTGGAGAATTAGAACCTACGAAGCCTTGGAGTACACAAATCTAACGGCGGTGTAGTATGCGCCCATGGTTAATCTACTTATCTCAGTAATCCTTTCAGGTATAGCAGTAACTTTTGCCATTGAGTTTTTAGCTCTTGGTTTACAACTTATAATTGGCAAGGAAAAAATCTACTCAATTATGTCGTTGCCATTAAGTTTTGGCGCACTCACATGCTTCTATGAAATCAATTTGCGATTCGTAGTTGCAGTACCAGCTATCTCTTTTATAGTGCTTTTCATAAACAAATACATAAATAAACCAATGGTTTTAACTACACCACGCCGACTACCGCCACTATAGGAGCACAATGAAAATCGCTGTTTTTTCAGAAGATGATTTAGATGTATCAGCAGGCATTGATGCACTTCTCACGAAGTATTCTGAACAATCGCCCGAAGTACTTTTTCCAGTAAAGACAGATTACGAAGACTTCTCTCAAAGCATCATACGAAAGTGTTTAGAGAACCAGGTTAAAGTAACTGCTTTTTTAAGTGACGCCACAGATGTAGGTCACATTATCAAACAGGTTGATGGCTTTGTAGTTTGCGAAGACCCAGTTCAAGATGTGCTAAGACAACTCTTGCCAGGAGATGCCATAGGTATCGTTTGGACCGACAGCCTTACTGACCACCTCATCCTTCATACAGTTGAAGACTTGGCTTTAGACACGTGGGATATAACCGATGGAATGGACCCCATTGAAATGGATGATAACCCATTTGTAGGTATGGACCCAGAAGAACTGCACGACGGTATGCACAAGGCACTGGCAGTCTTTGTGGACATGATGAGCGCTTTCATAGCCAGCACGGTCATGGAGTCACTAGGCCAAGCAGTTGTTCAGCATCTAAACGAGCAGTTGGACAAAAAAGACATATCACCATTTGAAGATGAGGAGTAGGCTCAGCCCGTGTACATCCCGTCAGAAGCCTATTCAGCCAAGATAACTGATTTTCAGTTCCGTCTCTTTGCCATACTGTGCCGTTTTGCGGGCCCTAGCGGGCTCGTAGAGACCACAGTAGCCCAGCTTTGTATAGAGACTGGCAAGACAAGCGACAAGACCATTCGTAGCGCCTTACAAGGACTTGAGACAGCAGGGCTTATTGAGACAGCCCAGACCAAGCGTGCTAACGGGTACCAGGGACGGAAAAAAATTACGGTAAAAAATTACCAACAAAATCCTGAGTTGGTAAAAAATTACCGCACCTCACATGACTATGTGGCTAGTAGTTATATTAACCATCCTAGCTATAAGCCATTAGTACCTAATAGCCAAGCTAGTTATAAATTAAAAGAATCTGAAACCGTAGGTTTCACAAAGGAGATTAAGGTTCCTATGAGAAAATGGGAAGATGATGGAGACAATCTGGCAGGCTTTGGACTCGTTGAGCCTAAAGACGCCCCACAGCCCAAGATACGAAAGAGCGACCCCAAAACCAGAGGTAGACGACCAGAGCACGAATGGACAGCGATGGACGTGGCTGCTGAATTTAGTTACCAGGTTGGCAGAAAATACCCGCTACTTCCAGGAACTGTATCCGTCAAACAACTATCGGGCGCACTCCGCAAGTTCCGTTCACAGTACGGAACCACACCGCTCATAGAGCTAGAGTTGCTTCGCTTGTTCATGCAAGATGAGCGAAACTTCAAAGATATTGGGGATGAGGCTCCTCACCTTTACAAGAAGTACCTTGCCTCCTTCGGCACGAAGATGAACCAAGCAAGAGAGAACCTAGGACTTAACAAGGTTACTGCTAAGATTGAGACTACCCCAGCATCTGGTACTCTCATCTCCAGTGACGGTCGTGTGTTCCAGAACTCTTTGAGTGGACGTGCACAACTAGAGCGACATGAGAAACGATTGAAAGGCAAGGAGAACTAAACGTGGCAAAAAAGATTACAAAAACTTTTACTGCAACACTTACACTAAACACCGAACAAGGTGGCGCATGGTTGGCTAACGTCAGCCTTCTTACTCCAGCAGTTGACGCAGGTAATCCAAACTCAATGCAACCAGCAGATGCTGTAAGTGCAGAAGCAGCTTGGAAAAATGCATCAGCAGGAAAGCGTTGGATTAAATCACAGGTTCTAGCAATGACACCTCGCAAGAGTGTTAAAATGGAACCAACAAAGTTTGATAAGACAACCGAAAAAGCAACTGCTTTTGTAGGGAAGTTGGAGTTTAAAGCCTAATGTATGCATTTAACGAGGCTTTACTAGGAAAGGAAACACCAATGCCTAATTTGACACAGGACCCAGACTTCTTGGAATACCTAGAAGAACATTCAGTTCCTGAAAATGAACGCCCTATTGCGTTCGCTGCTTGGCTTAAGGAAAACGAAGACAAGTAATTGGACGAAGAACAACTAGAGCAAGCCCTAATGCATTTATTTGAATTGGGGCTTGTTTCAGTTGACTACGATGAAGATTTAAATCCTCGGTTTGCAATAACGGATGAAGGCCGAGCAAAAGTAGAAGAAGAATTGGGGGGTAACACAAACGATGTATGACATCAACACTTTGTCGCCATTGAAAAAACATTGGCTACTACGGACTTCAAACATCCCACGTAGATTTATAGGTTTAGAGCCAAGTGACATTACTGAGAAGGTAGGTTCATTCCCAGGAGAAGTATCCTCTTGGGTTGACGACGTTATCTCAGGTCAGGTTATTAAAAGCATTGGGAACATTGGGGTAAACGGTGTTGGTCTTGTCTTTGACGGCGGTCCAGGTCTTGGTAAAACAACTCATGCAGTTGTTGCTGCTATGGAGATTGTTCGTCACTTACCAGATGACGATGCTTTAGCCAGTAAACTACTAGGACTTAATTCAACTGAGTACGGGTTAAAGTTTCGCCCTGTTTATTACATGACATACCCAGAGTTTCTATCTCGTAAGAAGTCAACCTTTGACATGGATGGCGAAGACAAGCGAGAGATGAGTTATGAGTTAGATGGCTTTCATGGTCGTTGCCGTTTTGACTGGCTAAACGTAAGGGTATTAATTCTTGACGATTTAGGTAAAGAATACGGCTCTAAGTATGACGACACTTCATTTGATGAGATTCTAAGACTGCGCTACGACAAGGGATTGCCTACAATTGTTACTACAAATGTGCGTTTAGAAAACTGGGAAGCACAGTACAGTGAAGCAATGGCAAGCTTTGCTAACGAAGCGTTCATAAGAGTCCCTATACTAGGTTCAGACTTACGAGGCGCTCAATGAAAGGACCTAGCATGAGTACAGAGTGGATGACTGTTCAGCAGTTCATCTCTGCTCAAGGTGTTGGTGTTTTTGAGGTTGAGCTAGAGACAAAGACAAAGCAGACTCGTTGCAACTGTCCAGTGTGGATTAAGAAGCAGTCTTGTAAACACACCTCTTTTGTGAACACTAAGATTAAAAACACAGGGCATTACTCAATCAATGTCCCAAACTCCGTCCCAGAAGAATGGGCATACGAAGCAAGCGAAGACCCTAAGAAGTTTCGTGAGTTCGTAGTCAACTACGCAACGATAGAAGTTATATGAAAAACGGAGACATATCAAACGTCTCCTCTCCGCAAGTTGTTTGTGTTACGGACGTAACCGTTAATCTAAAAGAAAATGTTTCCAAACGTCTTTTGATAAAACAAACTTCTTTAGCGGTAGGAGACATTGACTTACTAGCTGCTAACAAGCTGTGGAAGCTTGCTAACACTTACGCAGTTTCTTTAGAGCTTGCTGGCTTTGAGAGCGAAGGCTGGACAGAAGAGCTTCTTGACAAAGCTTTTGAGAAGCTAGAGCGACGAGTGGTTAACCCGTTTAACTACTGGCAGCTTTATGAGGACCCACATGAGCTGGTAGGACTTCTTCCATACCGTGCTAATCTTAAGGCAGTGATAGATGTGCCAGGCCGAGTTGCGATGTACGGCTCAGCAGGAGTACAACTAGACAATATTTAGTCCTTGAGGGAGGGCGCTATGTTCAGTGTTGCAAATGTTATTTGCCCAATGTGTCATGCAAATAAAGTTTCTAGAGTTTATGTAAATAGCAATTCTTATTTACAGTGCCAAGAGTGCGGGGAGCGGTGGAAGTAGATGGCAGCAGATAACGAGCACAGACTCGTCAGTAAGGTAATCAAAGAACGAGAGATTACCCCCGTACTTCAACGTGGCATAACAGACGTTTGGTTTTTAGACGACGACAATCGCAAGGTATGGTCGTTTGTTCGTAAGCACTACAGTGAGTACAGCGAAGTTCCTACCGCAACAACTGTTCTTGACCACTACCCAAATTACAAAGTCCTTAATGTTGAAGACAGCATGGATTACTTGCTTGACACGATGGTGGATTTCCGCCGTCGTTTGCTAACACGTCAAGGTTTAGAGAAGGCTGTTGAACAGCTACAGGACAATAACCACGATGCTGCAATCCTTGCTATGGAACAAACCGTTTCCAAAGTCAATGAGCAAGGTGTTCTTGGAACGCATGAGATTGACTTAACTAAAAATACTGAAGAGCGGTACAAGGAGTACCAATCAATTCAAAATCAAGAGTTCCTAGGTATACCTACGGGATTCAAAGACATTGACGAAGCAACTGCAGGTTTACAAGGTGGTCAGTTGGTAACGATTATTGCGCCACCTAAGACTGGTAAGTCTCAAGTTGCATTGCAGGTTGCGATTAACGTTCACAAACTTGGCAAGACTCCTATGTTCCAATCCTTTGAGATGAACAACCACGAACAGCAGCAACGCCACGATGCTATGCGTTCGCACATTGACCATGGACGTCTACGTCGTGGAAAGCTTTTACCGAAAGAAGAAAGCCGTTACATTGACATGCTTAATGCTATGGAGAACGAGCATCCGTTTCACTTAGTAGATGCAGTAAACGGAATCACAGTTTCTGCTTTGTCTGCAAAAATTGAGCAGTTAAAGCCAGACATTGTTTTTGTAGACGGTGTGTATCTTATGCTTGACGACTTAACTGGTGAGATGAATACGCCACAAGCAATTACAAACATCACTCGTGCACTTAAGCGTCTAGCACAAAAGATTGATAAGCCAATTGTTATTACTACACAGACCTTGCTTTGGAAGATGCGTGCTGGAAAAGTTACAGCAGACTCTATTGGATATTCATCTTCTTTCTTCCAGGACTCTGACGTTATCTTGGGTCTAGAACCTGTAGAAGAAGACGATTCAATTCGTTTATTGAAGGTTGTTGCTTCCCGTAACTGCCCACCAAAAGAGACTTCTCTTACTTGGAAGTGGGAGACAGGTTGTTTCCACGATGAGTCCAAGATGATGGACTGTGAGTTCTGTTCTAACTGGGACAGTAATGGTTGATGTAGAAAAAGTTTTACTTTCATTGGACATACCTCTGATTGCTCAGAGAGGTGATGAAGTTCAGGGCTTATGTCCAATGCACAAAGCTCGCACTGGCAAAGAGGACCACAATCCGTCGTGGTGGATTAACTCCATAACTGGAGCACACATCTGCTTCTCCTGTGGTTACAAAGGCAACGTATATACGTTAGTTGCAGACATTAAAGGCATTGATTATTTTGACGCCAAAGATTATGTAACTTCCAGTGCAGAGCTTGATGTGGATGTACTGTTAAAGCGTATCCGTGAATTGCCACAGTATGTCACCATTGAAGAACCGATAGCGATGTCAGAGGCTCGTCTTGCTGTCTACACAGAGCCACCAGAGAAAGAACTACGGAAGAGGTTCATAAGTGCAGAAGCAGCAAGACATCACGGCGTCCTATGGGATGTTAATAACGAAGCCTGGATTGTTCCAATACGTGACCCTAACGATTACTCTTTGTGGGGATGGCAAGAAAAAGGTGCACGTGGTCGTTTCTTCCGTAACCAGCCACAGGGTGTTAAGAAATCAAGAACCGTCTTTGGTGTAGAAGTTATGTCTACAGAGACTCTTGTGGTTGTTGAGTCTCCTCTAGATGTTGCACGTCTTGCTTCCGCAGGCGTTGAAGGCGCGATATCAACTTATGGAGCAATGATTAGCGAAGAACAAGCAAAGATTATGCGAAGAGCCAAGAGGGTTATTGCAGCGTTTGATAAAGATGATGCAGGCATACACGCAAACGAACTTATGCGTGGTTTTGCTCGCAAGTATGGTATTGAATTGTCCTACTTCAACTACACAGGTATTGATGTAAAGGACCCAGGCGACATGAGCGAACAAGAAATTCGTAAAGGGATTGATACTGCTCGTGACATGATTTATGGCAAGGCAGCTTACGTATGGCATTAGATGCTCGTGGGTTACCTACACACGCCTGCCCTAATTGTGGTCATTTAGTTTTTAAAATTAAAGCAATGTTTGAGGACTACGATATTGTTATGTGGTTTGTTGATGGAGAATGTGATGATTGCGGAACTTTGCTAACAGTTCCCTGCCCAGTGGATGACCCAGATGTTCAAAGGTGAATTAAAACCATATCAAGTAGAAGCTGTTGACAGGATGGCTTCTCGTCAAAAGATGTTGGTCGCTTATGAGATGGGTCTAGGAAAAACTTGCATGACTATTGCAGCACTAGAACAGCTCAAAGCAAACAATCAGCTAACTAAACCAACGCTTGTAATTGCTTTGTCTAGCTTAAAGTACCAATGGCAAAAAGAAATTAATAAGTTCTCTGATGACTACGCATCCGTCATTGATGGTTCAAAAGGAACTCGTTACATTCGTTGGGAAAGGGATATGACGTGGGAAGAACACACTGGTTACATTATTGCTAACTATGAAACCATCGTTGCTGATTGGGACATCATTAAAGACTATGAGTGGGGCGCAGTCGTGTGCGATGAAGCTACTGCTATAAAGGGTTTCCGTTCTCAACGGTCAAAAAGAGTAAAGGAACTTGCACGTAAAGTCCCTATTCGGTTTGCCTTAACAGGTACACCAATTGAGAACGGTCGCCCAGAGGAACTCTACAGCATCATGCAGTTTGTTGACCCCACTGTTTTGGGACGGTTTGATTTATTTGACCAAACTTTCATTGTACGAAATCATTTTGGTGGAGTTCAGCGTTACCGAAACCTCCCTATTTTCCATGAGAAAATGAAACAAGTATCTGTTCGCAAAACACAGAAGGACCCAGATGTTTCTCCTTATCTTCCAGAAACAATCCACTTAGAACCGTTCTTAATACCGTTAGACAAAGCTGGAGCAGAGTTATACCAAAAGATTTCTTCAGACTTAATACAGGAACTTATGGACGCCCAAGAGTTATTAGGTGGGTCTTTTTCTCTAGACGCTCATTATGGTCAAGGACACAAACCAGGCGGTCCTGCTGATAAACTACGTGGTTCCATAATGTCTAAGATAACTTCTTTAAGAATGTTATGTGATTCCCCACAGCTTTTAGTTGAAAGTTCAAACAAGTTTCATGATGGATGGCAGGAGATTGATGGTGAAAAAGTTAACCTTGAAGGCTCTAAGGGCGGCAGTGTTTACGTGGCTGGTCTTGAAGCTTCTGGAGCTTTGGCAAAGGCAACGAAATCTCCGAAGCTAGATGCTGTTATAAATTATGTGCAAGAACACATAGAGGCAAACGAAGACCACAAAGTTGTTATCTTTACTTGCTACCTGGGTATGCTTCCCCTTATCCAGGAAGCACTTGCTTCTAAAAAGATTGTTAGCACTCTCTACTCAGGACTGCTAAACGCAAAAGAAAAAGAAGAATCTAAAACTTCTTTTCAAACCTCTAAAGAAGTTAGGGTACTGGTCTCCTCTGATGCAGGCGGGTACGGAGTAGACCTTCCACAAGCAAACCTGCTAGTTAACTTTGACTTACCTTGGTCTTCTGGAACGGCAGTCCAACGCAACTCCCGTATACGCCGTGCGTCTAGTACTTGGTCCCATGTTGTTATCCAAGACTTTCTCGTGCTAGACTCTATTGAAGAACGGCAACACCAAATGTTGATGCAGAAAAACGCTGTAGCAGACGCTGTTATGGACGGAACTGGCATTAACGTTAAGGGCGGTGTAGACTTAACCGTAGGAAGTCTCTTGAGTTTCTTAAAGGGGGAATAATGGCAAGAGTAAAAAATGAAGAACCGCGTTTCTCAGATGAGAATGATTTAATCTCTCGTACTAAAAAGTACGCTTTCTTAAAATCACAACTAGAATTTCTTGAAAAAGAACAGAAAGCACTTCGTGCATTGTTGTTTGAGAACCTTGATGAAGTCGGTGAAGAAGATGATAAAGGAAACATCATCATTGAACTTCCAGAAGAGGTAGAAGGTTACTCCTCAGTAGTTAAACAGCGTCGTGTATCTCGCAAGATTGATGAAGCAAGAGCAGAAGAAATCATTACTGAACATGGTCTTGAAGAAGAACTTTACAAAACAATTCGTGTAGTAGATGAAGATGCACTCATGGCTGCTCTTTACGAAGATGTTCTTACAGAAGAAGAAGTAGATGAAATGTATCCACAGTCAATTACTTGGGCATTGGTGCTGAAGAAGTAAGATGGCTGGTTTACGAGGTCAGGATGAGATTGAAAAGGCATTTGCCGATTTAGAATACATCCCTGGCTCAAAGAAGAAACGCCGTGAGGCAGACCCAAAGGTTTCTCGTCGTAAGGCGGGAGAAACAAATGGTTGGGATGCAAACCCAATCATTAAACGATTAGGCGGAGTAGACACAGAAGTTTTTACAATCGGTGCATTAGCACAAGCATTGGAAAAGCAGATTGTGACCATCCGTTTATGGGAGCGCAAAGGTTATATACCAAGAGCGCCATACAGACTTCGTTCTAAAACCCTTAAGGGGCAGAAGACTGGTGGCAATCGGGTGTATACTAGAGCGCTGATTGAAGCCACTGTTGACGAGTTCGCCAAGAGAGGCTTGATAGGCACTGCTCGTGTAGAGTGGGGCCAGCACGAAGACCTTACAGAGGCACTAATTAGCCGCTGGAAGGACATCACATCCACCGAGAGCCGTTAGGCCTCATTACCGAAAGAACCCAAATGCCGATTGCAAAACCGTCAGTTGATGCTGACACATACCTCGCTGAAGACAGCGAAACAATCCAGCCAAAGGTTGGAACAACCGTACAAGAAGGTTGGGGAGCAGCAGAAGCGCTCCTTAACGTTGAGACAACTGAATTCCCAACAGACTTCCGTTTCTCAGATGAGCCACAGCTCATCAAGTTCCTCCAAGACCGTCCATTTGCTACTTACGAGCAGCACTGGATTGAACGTCCAAAGGGCAAGAAGTCCTTTGTATGTATCGGAGATACATGCCCACTCTGCGACGTTCTTGGCGACAAGCCTCGTGGCAAGTTTGCTTTTAATGTTCTCGTCCTAGTTGGAGAGACAACAGGAGTGCAGGTTCTTACTGCACCACCATCACTAGCTCGTCAGATTAAGAAAGCTCATGACGATGAGCGTAAAGGACCACTTGACCGTGAGTTCTGGGAAATTTCTCGCATGGGAACAGGCCCAACGACACAGTACACCCTCAACTATGTCCGTGGTCGTGACCTTGCTGAGGAGTGGAAGTTAGACCTTGAAACCGTTAATGAACAGATTGCATCTGCAGAACTATTTACTGCAGACGAAGTAGTCCGAGAGACCCCTCGCTCTGAACTTCTTGAAATCGCACGTTCAATAGCGTAAAACTTCCACACGTAGGGGGGGCTTGTCTTCCGTTTCCAAGCCTCCCCTACACTTAAACATTGAGGGGCATTAAATGAATATCATTACAACTAAAAAACAACTTGAAGAACTTGTTGAGTATTACTCCAAGGTAGATGGTTTTGCTTTTGACGTAGAAACCATTGGCGAAAATAGAATTCAACCAGTAGTAAACGATGTGTTATGGCTATCGCTTGCTACTGATGGTCGCACAGATGTAATCCCTATGGGTCATCCAAACGGTGACTTTTTGCATTGGGATAAAGAACTTTTACTAAGTGGTCAAAAGAAACTTGCTGCAGGTAAAGAGCTAAAAGAAACTGACTACTCAAAGAACCAAGCCAAATGGAAACCAGTATTTGATTCACCTCCAGAGCAGTTACTTCCAGGAGACGTCTTTAAAGCACTAAAGCCTCTCTTCTTTAGTGACCAGTTAAAGGTTGGTCATAACGTTAAGTTTGACCTTAAATCAATTGCTAAGTACTACAGGGGCGTTGTTCCAAAGAAACCTTTCTTTGACACACTTATGGCAGCGTTCATCATTGACAACCGCAATCGTGGAAAACTAGGCCTGAAAGATTGTGCTGAAAAGTATTTAAAGATTAAAGTTGAAAAAGGAATTGGAGCAGAGGTTGAGGTTCATTCCTTCTCTGACGTTGCTCACTATTCAGGCTTTGACTCTGAGGTTACATGGAAGCTGTATAAAGAACTACAGCCAAAGTTAACTGGGAGTCTTGCACGTGTATGGGGTTTAGAGATGGATGTTGTCGGTGCACTCTGTGACATGGAGTTGGCTGGAGCAACTGTAGATGTTGAGGAATTAACGAGTTTAAAAAAACGACTTGAGTTAGATATTGACGAGGCAGTAGCCCGTGCTTACCGACTTGCAGGTAAACCATTTCCTATGAACTCAGTCCAAGAAAAGCAGAAGCTATTGTTCTCTTCAAAAGAAGAGGGTGGTCGTGGGATTAAGCCAAACACCAAAGTTAAGATTGCTTTAACTACTAAAGGTCAAGACATGCTTGCTGCAGGGTTACCTTTAACAATTAACCAGTACTCAGTGTCTTCTGATGCTTTAGAGTTCTATCGTTCTAAAGACGAATTAGTAGATGCAATCCTTGAGTACCAAGACTTAAACAAGCTGATGACTACTTATGTGATGCCTTATTTGGGTGGAGACATTGTTCGTACTAACGCAGGTAAATCGCGCATTGTGGAAAAGAAGTCACTGTTAATTAACGGCAAAGTACATACAAGTTTTAAATCACACGGAGCAGAGACGGGTCGTTTCTCCAGCAGTGACCCAAACCTACAGAACATCCCTTCATCAGGTAAGTACGGTAAGTTAATTCGTAATCTGTTTATTGCACCACCAGGGCACAAGTTGGTAGTTGCTGACTACTCTCAGATTGAACCAAGAATTATTGCTGCATTCTCAGGTGACCCAGTTATGGTTGATAACTATTTAACAGGCGGAGATATCTACACAGCAATTGGAAATGTAATGGGAGTAGACCGTAAGGCAGGAAAAGTTTTGGTTCTCGCAATCGCATACGGTGTAGGACCAGACAAGATTGCTCAACAAGTAGGTTGCACTGTTGATGAAGCACGTAAGTTGTTAAACGACTTTGGCGATAAGTTCAACGATGTTTCTAAATACAAAGCAAAAGTAATTCGTCTGTCAGCACAGCGCGGTCCAGTACCTTATGTTGAAACAATCTTTGGTCGTCGTCGTTATATACCTGACCTAAAGTCAACAGATAAAGGGCTTCGTAGTAGGGCAGACCGACAAGCATTTAACACTGTTATCCAAGGTTCGGCTGCAGATTTGATGAAACTCGCCATTGTAAGAGCACATTCCTGCTTTGTTGATGAACCAGATGTTAATGTGGTGTTGACTGTGCACGATGAACTCGTTACAGTTGCTCGTGAAGATTTAGCAGAAGAAACAGCGGAGGCAATCAGAGTGTCAATGGAAGGTATTAAACTGCCAGAGATTACAGTTCCTTTAATTGCTGAAGTTAAGATTGTAGATAAATGGGGAGAGGCAAAATGAGTAATGCAGACTGGTGGGCTAAACAACTAGGTGCACAACCACCCGCAACACAGGCACGCCCAGTTAATAACCCAATGCCACCTTCGCAACAGCCAATGGCACCTATGCCACAGCCCGTTTACACTCAACCTCTTTCTAAAGCACAAAGCGCAAGTCAAACCCAGTCATGTCCTGAATGCGGTGGTAATAATTACATGGCAGTACAGAACGCAGCACCAAGATGCTACGACTGTGGGTACCCAATTACTCAAGCAGGTAGTCGTTATGGAGCTCTTACTGGAGCGCAAGTAGAGGGAAGCGCAAAGCAAGCGCAAGGAAATGATTTTCAAAGTAACTGGAATCCACAAGGAATTATCGGGAGAATAAATTGATAAATGCAGAGGCCAGAAAAATTGTTGCACAACTTAACAAGAAGTTTAAAAGCGATGTGGTCGTTCTTGCATCTGATATTCGGAGCGACATTATTCCTCGTATTACTAGTGGTTCTACTACCTTGGACTTTGTTTTGGGCGGTGGTTTCCCTGGCAACCAATGGAACGAACTTATTGGGGAACCGTCGCACGGCAAGACAGCTCTCGCTCTTAAAACTATTGCAGCGAATCAAGCATTAAATCCTGACTACACCACTGTGTGGGTTGCTGCAGAGCAGTGGGTTCCAGAATACGCAGAGATGTGTGGCGTAGATACTGACCGTGTAATTGTTATTGAGACTTCCATCATGGAAGAGGCATACCAAGCAGTAATTGAATTTGCAGAATCAAAGTCTGTAGATGCAATTGTCATTGACTCACTACCAGCTTTATCGCCTATGCCAGAAATGGAAAAGGATATGAGTGAAGCAACGGTTGGTCGTGGAGCACTGCTCACAAACAAATTTTTCCGTGTAGTTGGTACAGCGATGAAGCGTTCTTTAACAGAGGATGAGCGTCCTGTACTTGGGTTAATTATCAATCAGTACCGTATGAAGATTGGCGTAATGCATGGTGACCCAAGAACCACACCAGGAGGCGAAGGAAAGAACTATGCGTTCTTTACTCGTTGTGAAGTACGTCGCAAGGAATGGATTGAAATTGGTTCAGGAACAAACAAAGTAAGAGTTGGTCAGCAGATTGTTGTCCGTACTCTAAAGAACAAAACTGCACCACCACAGCGTGTTGCATACTTTGATTTCTACTTTGCAGACGGTGGAGCCTGTGCACCAGGAGAGTTTGATTTCGCTAAAGAAATTGCATCTCTTGGGGTAATTATGGGTGTCATTGAACGCAAGGGTGGTTGGTTCTATCACGGTGAGCGAAAGTGGCAGGGTATTGACTCTGTTATTGCAAGTATTCGTGAAGAAGTTGACCTTAAAGAAGAGATACAAAAAGCAGTACTCTCATCAGATGCAGCACCATTGGCAATTGATGAAGACTGAAGGCCAAAAGCAATCACAGAAGCATGAAAAGAGACTAGCCAAGAAAATTGGCGGTAAAACTATGGCTGCATCTGGAGCATTTTGGTCTCACAAGGGAGATGTTCGGTCAAGCGACCTCTTGATTGAGCACAAATTTACAGGAAAGAAATCTTTTTCTGTAAAGGCGGAGGTATTAAAGAAGATAACACGAGAGGCAATCCTTGATGGACGTATGCCAGTACTGGGCGTTCATCTAGATGGGGAGAATTATGTAATTCTTCTTGAAGACGACTTTCTAGAGATGAGGGACCGTCTAAAGGATGCTTAATACATGTATGAAAATGAAAGCCCATGGTGGTCTAAAGCACGTTGCTTTGGAGCTGCCCCTAAGAACCAAGAGGAAGAAGACATCTTTTATCCTCCACGAGATAAGGAACGATATAAATTAATTGCCGATAAAGCCAAGGTCTATTGCCTTGGTGAAAACGGTAAAAGTCCATGCCCCGTATTAAAAGATTGTTTGTGGGACGCCATCAGTCGTGACGAGCCACACGGAATCTGGGGAGGATTGAGTCACAGAGAAAGAAATGCTTTAATACGTAAGTGGAAAAAATCATTCGCTAAGAAGATGACCTTGAAAGAGTTTATTTTCAGTAAGGACTAACATGGCTACAGAACTTAAGAAGTTCTTAGATGCAAAGAAAACGACAACACGCTTATTGGGTGATGTTGAACGGCACCTTATGCGCCGTCCGTTAGACGACCGTCGTCAAGACGTACTCCACCCGTCAGAGATAATCAAACCTGACTGGTGTCACCGTTATGCCTATCATTTGTTAACGGGTGGAGAAGCGAAAAGAGATAAGCCAAACCTTAGATTGCAAAACATCTTTGATGAAGGCCATTACATCCATGCTAAATGGCAAAAGAGATTTCAAGAAATGAACGTTCTTTACGGAAAGTTTGAGTGTTTAGCTTGTCAGGTAACGACCATAGGTATCTCACCTGCTTGTTCAGAGTGTGGTCGCAAAGATGTTATGGAGTACCGAGAAGTAACGCTGATTGATGATGCCCTTCGTATTGCTGGACATACCGATGGTTGGATTAAAGACATAGGTCCAGATTGTTTAATTGAAATTAAGTCTATTGGTGCTGGAACCCTACGGTTTGAGGCACCAGAACTTCTAGCTGATGCAGACGGAGATATAGGAAAAGCGTTTAACAACATCCGTCGTCCTTTCCGCAGCCACTTACTTCAGGGTCAGATGTATCTAGAGTTAGCTCACCGTATGTACGGAGAAAAAGCTCCAAAAGAAATTGTGTTTCTTTACGAGAACAAAGCAGACCAAGCAACAAAAGAATTCACTGTAAAAGCAGACTATGAGATTGTAGAGCGCATTTTCTTTTCTGCAGAAAAGTTAATGAAAGCTGTTGCTGCAGGTAAGATGCCTGACTGTAATGTCAATCCTGATGGTTGCAAATCTTGCAACTCACTAGTTGATTTGGAGGCTTGGGGTGCTTAATCTAGGACCGATGTCTGGACTCGCAGTAAAGAAGATGTCAGAGCAAAACATAAATATGTGGCCTGACCAAATTGACCAGCCAAAAATGCCACGAGATATCTCTGTGTTAGATAGCGATGAGTTGAGCGCATTGTTTACCCAGCTTACAGCTTGGTCTAATTTTGTTGCAGGTCAGTTAGCTGCAGCTCAAGTTGATGAGCATGTACTGAACAAAAAGAAAGATTCTTTAGAGGCTCAGTTGTTTTTAGCTAAAGATAATTCAAAGGTTAAAGGTGAGAGAGTAACTCTTATCAAAGCACAAGTTGCTGCTGACCCAAAGATTATGGATTTAGAAAATCAACTTACTCACGCCTATGCATACCGCAAAATGGTTGAGGTTGTAGCAAACAACTTTGAACGAGATGTAGCGTTGGTATCTCGTGAAATTACTCGTCGTACAAATGACTTTCGTGCAACACGAAAGGATAAGTTCTCCGCATGATTATTGGCCTAACAGGTTATGCACAGTCAGGTAAAGACAGCGTTGCAAAAACTCTTGTAGAGCATTATGGGTTTACCCGTCTTGCGTTTGCCGACAAAATACGAGACATGTTGTACGACTTAAACCCAATGGTAAAAGATGGATTTAGATTACAAGGAGTAGTTGATGCTTATGGTTGGGACCAAGCAAAGGTTTTGTTTCCAGAGGTAAGAAAAGATTTACAAGCATTAGGAGTTAGTGCAAGAACACATTTAGACCCAAGCGTTTGGGTAAATGCTGTATTACGACAGATGCGAGATGAAGATAACTATGTAATAACTGATGTTAGGTTTGAGAATGAAGCAATTGTTATTAAACAAGCACAAGGAGAACTGTGGCGTGTAAAACGCCCAGGAGTAGGGGCAGTAAACTCTCACGTATCTGAGTCAGATTTAGATGGTTATCAAGTAGATAAGATTTTAAGCAACGGAGGAACGCTTGAGGAACTAGAGTTGCTAGTCCACACAAGAATGGACTCCTACAAACATGGCAACTAAAGTAATTGATGGCGGATTAAACAGCGCAGGAAATGTAACGGTTGGTATTGACCAATCACTAACAGGTTTTGCACTAACAGCTTTGTCATTAGACGACCCAAAGAAACACATTACTTGGGTATATAAATCTCCTTACTTTGGTATTGAAAGACTCGTAGATATTCGCCAGTGGTTGACAGACCACTTAATGTACCTAGAAGAACATGACTTAGATGTAGTTGATTTAGCTATGGAAGGAACCGTGCTTGCCAGCCAAGCAGCGTTAGTTCTTGGAGAACTTTCAGCAACAGTACGTTTAGCTATTTACGATATGTATGGCGATGATGACCCACGCAGATTCCCTTTAAAAGTCCCACCAATGACGCTTAAGAAGTACGCCTCTGGCAAAGGTAATGCCAAGAAGCAAGAGATGTTGTTGCAAATCTATAAGAGATGGGGCGTTGAGTTCAGTGACGACAATGCAGCAGATTCTTACGCATTAGCACGCCTTGTTGGAAAATTTTCAATTAATGATGTGGAAAAGGCAGTAGCTGAGCAAATGTCAGACCCTAAATACCGAGACCAAGCTAGGTTTTAGGCTTATCCTTTGATTTGGGAGTGGCACACCAAACCGAACCAAAGGACTAACAATTGAGTAACACACCAGAAGTATCAACAGAAGAGCCGTTTTTGCGAGTGAGCGCAAGCTCAAACCCTCAAAGCGTAGCCTCAGCCATTGCCCATGCTATTTACGACAAGCGTGAAGTAAAACTTCGTGCTGTTGGCGCAGGAGCAGTAAACCAAGCAGTTAAAGCCATTGCCATTGCTCGTGGGTATGTAGCCCCTCGTGGCATGGATTTAACAGACAAGCCAGGGTTTACAACCATTGAGTCACGAGACGGTGAAATTTCTGCAATCGTTTTTCACATTACAGCGAGCTAAAACCGCCGTATCCTTATACCAAAGCAAGGAGTCATAATGGCACTATGGTCATCAATGGGTCACGCAATGCGTCGTCGCATGGGCGCCCCTTCATCACATCTAGAGGCAGCAGGTAAAAGCATGAGCAAAGATATTCCAACAACAGAAGAAATTTTAGCTTCTGCAGCACACGCAAGTTCTCCACGTCGTTATATGGGAATGGATGCTGCAAAGCTTGCACCATCTGCACCATCACGTGGTACAGCAGTTGCAAAGAAGAACACACAAGCTGGAGACCCAACATCTGGTGGAAAAGCAAATCGCTCAAATGTTTCTGCAGGTAATGCAGCACAGTCAGAGCGTATGGGTGCTCGCCACCGTATCTCAGTAAAGTTTCCTGTAGGACACGACCCAGCAGCATCAGCAACTATGGCAAACGGACGAGTAGTTTCTTCAGTTGCAGGTCGTCAAGCACCTAACTTCAACGACGGAAACAGTTCTTCATACTAAGATGTCAATTTTATCTTCTTCAGAATTTGGTTCTGACAACTTAACAGGAAGACCTGTTCAGCACCACATTGAAACAGAAGCCCCATTGTCATACAGCAAAGGAACTAGCACCTCAGTCGGAAGACACACAGCGTGGCGTAGTCCTTCAGGTTCTTCATTGTCTCGTCAAACAGCAGGAAGTACTTTGAACTTTGATAATGACAGTTCTTCTACACCAATGCCAAAGTCTGATTCTGGAGCAAACTTTTTAAAGGGTTAATTCTCAGGAACAAGCCCATGGAGGGCGCAATGTTCTTCGTACATTCGGTCAACTAATTCATCGTTTTGAGTTGGTTCACCGATGTACGAAGTACATAGTTCACAAAAGACAGCCCAAATTGTTGGATTGAAATCTATGGCAACAACGTCTACTGACATTTGGTCTCCTTTATACAGACATTTAGCGCTCTAAGAAGGAAAATAGTAACATGACTACTAGACCTGGTGACATGCCTGACCACCTAAAAGACATTGCTAAAAAGCCTTTTGAGTACACAAAAGAAGAAACACGCTTATTAGCTAGTAACCCAAAGGGCGCTCAAGATTTTATTGACTCCACAAACAATTACGGTGGAGCGTCAATTAACCTAACCAGCGGTAATGTAATCCAGCCTGGTGAAAAAGTTTATCTAGTAGGAAAAGAACCATCTAAGCTCAGTGGTCATTCAGTTCCAACAGAGTTTGAAAGTACTGGAACACAAACCCCAAAGTTAAACGCAAAACAATTTGCATCTCATTTTTTACGCTTACAGTCTCATGCAGCTGACTCTAAAGCAGTTATGGGTAGCTGGGTAGACACAAAGAATAAGAAAACCAAAGAAAAAGGCGTTCAGATTGATTTGTCTACAGGTCATAAATATAAAAAAGCTGCTGAACGTAAGATGATTATGCGTAACGAAGATGCCGTATGGAACATGCACAATATGCGCAATATCCGCAACGAAGCAGCACGTAAGCGTCACGGAATTACTGAGCCACGTCCACCAAAGGTTAACTAATGCCAGGCGGAGTAAATAACTATTCACCATCACAGAACTGGCAGTCTCTTGGGGCTGGCGGCATGTATGGTTATAACAATCAAGGTGGTGCAGGAACTCCTGTAGCTCGTGATGCGATGGATGCGTCCCGCATTGGAGTAGGACGTGTACCATCTGCCGAGTATCCTGATGGATACCTTGGCACTATCCGCTCACGTCGTGATGACCGTTTGTTGGATAGTATCAAGTCTCGTGTAAACCAAAAAGCCTATCAACGTGGTGTACATAAGGGTGAGCGTATTGAGCCATCTATGTACTTCTGGCCTGACAGTCTAAACGATATGTCTGGAATTGAACGCCAGATGAAAGCTGCTTACACAAACGTAAATGGTGCAAACGTGTACCAAGTTATGCGTAACGCACCTCAAGTAAGTTTAGTTCCTGCTCCTCACCTAGTAAACGATGGAAAAGCAAACACCATTGCTACAACACCTGGTGAAATTAATGAACGTCGTCAAGCAATGCTTGCATATTTGAAACCAGCGTGGCGATAATGACGCAAAAATTTGACGGAAATTACGACTACACAAAACCATGGCGTGCACCAGTACAGCCTGACCAAGTGGCAAAGCGTTGGCAGTACAACGGACCATGGTCAACAAACATGGAACGCCTAACATCACAAGCGCTAATGGTTATGAATATTCCTGGAAAAGACATTCAAGCAATGGTTCGTCCACCACTTCCACAGATTCGTTTGTTTCCAGACCGTTACGGCTATGGTGACCGTCGTTCACCTGGCATTGAAGATGTCGTCACTATAGACAGAGTTTATTCAGAGCCACGTGTATCCTGGTTTTCAGGCGGGGTATCAGGTTTCCAAGCTTCTTCTCGCAATGATTTAGGTGGTATCTAATGGGTAATAGCAACGCATCAAACTGGGCAAAGCGCTGGGCAAAAGGTCCTGCAGACCGTAGTGGTCGTGGTCCTTCAAGCGAGCCTTTGTACACAGCGTTTTCAACTGGACATGGAATTAGCCGCAGTACCCCTAAAGGTAAATTAGATTATCCACATGGTATGACATCTTGGCATAAGCCAGAGGAGAAGTAACCAATGGATGATGGCGGCGGCTTCACTCTTGAGATTCAAGCAAGAGAAATAGCAGAAAATGCAACCCGTTATAAGGGTTCACACCCATGCCCAGCTTGCGGGATTATTATGAACCCAGTTGAAGTTTTGTACAGTAAAGGCATGTGCCCTTCTTGTTACTCACAGGCTAGAGCTGACCGTGTAAAACGGAAGATGGTGTAACCATGCCTAGAGATGAAAAAGGCAAAGCAAGACCATTAAGTGAAGAAGAATCAAAACGCCTAAAAGGTTCCGCTGCTGAACTTGCAGCAGCTGAAAAAGCAAAAGCTAAAAAAGCTGAAGAAGACAAGTTAAAAAGTGGCGAAGATGTTAAAGCTAAAAAAGTACTTGCACGTGATAAAAAGAGCGGTCGTATAGGACTAGGTGTAGACACGACTCGTGTTTCAGGTGAAGAAGACCAAGGACCATCTGCTGCTCCTAAAGTTCAATTACCAGGACCTGTAGTTAGTACTGGTAAAAAGTTAGCAAAAACTGGTGCACGAGCACCAAAGCGTGGAGAACTTGCTCGTGGAATAACTATTGTTGACCCAGGTCCAAAAAGAAAAAAGAAATCACGTGGAAAAACAGTTGTACGTGATACAACAACAGGTCGTGCAAGAGCTCGTACCCGTGAAGACTACAAGGTTACTGAACTAGATGCTGCACCAGCACCAGCACCTGAAAAACCACGCACACTTGCTCCAGGAGCAGGACCACTTCGTGAACAGGTCTATATTGATGAGTCAAGACCTGCTGGAGAAAAAGCAGTTCGTAAACTAAAAGGACTTGCTGTACCGCATAAGGTAATTGCTCCAGCAGTAAATCAAGCAATTCAGCATATTGATAACATGGCAGCCACAAAAGGTACTTCTGAGTACCACGGTCACGTACAAGCGTTTAACACGCTTCACCCTACTATTTTGGACATGGATAAGACCATTCACCACGCATTGGGGGTTATGGCGCACCACACGATTTACCCTAAGCCAAATTCTGCTAGCGTTATAACCCAACTTAAGGTAGGAATTGCCGATAGACTATCTGAGGGCAAAAAGATGGAAACCCAACGAGCTCAGAGACAAGGAAGAAAGTAATGGCGAAGAGCATTAAAAATCCTGCAGTTGCAGCAGCAGCAAAAGCTGGCTCAATTAAAGCAATGCCAAAAAAGGAACCAAAAAAGTTAGTTCCAGTAGAAAACATTTCAAAGCCTGCAACTAGATTTTTTGGTGTTGCAACTTTGAAGGGACGAGGAAAACCAAAGATGGTTGAACCTGGCTCTAAAAAAGAGGCAAAACTTAAAGCTAAAGTTCAATGGGCTGAAGGTTACGAAAAAAAATCTTCCGCAAAGTCTCAAGCTAAAACTGCAGCATTGAAAGCAAAAGGTAAAATCTAATGCAGTGGAACGACCGCCGTAAGGCTAGAAAAGCTGCTAAAGCAGGTGCTAAATTAGTTGAGCAATACAAGCAAAATAAAGGTAGAGCACTCCATGAGACTGGCGCTTTTAGTGGCAGAACAAATGGACAAGATGGTGGAGCTCAATGGAACCGTCCTAAAGCGTCATCAAAAGCAGAAAGCCAAGCAGCAAACGAATTGAATTGGTAAAGGAATTCACATGACAGTTAACTCATCACGTTCAATGAACGCATCATTAAACAACGGTGCTACAGATGGTAAGTATCGTAAGGCTCGTCCAGATACAGAAGTAATTCCTGGTCTTGGTGACGAAGCAACACTTGATAACCGTCAATCACTTCATCCTTTCTACGGTTATGGTTTTATTACATCTGAGTTTCCAAACAAAGTAAACCCAGGCAAGTAATTATGGCTAAAAAAACTTCAAATCGTAATGCTGGCCCTCTAATTGCAGGTCGTGTACCATTTCAGGGTTCATCAATGCGTGGAGAAGAAGGTGGACCTCGTTCACTAGGTTGGTTGCATGGGACCCAGTTTGGCGAGCAAATTAAAGCATTGAAGAATCCTGATTACACAGTGATGTCTTATGGAACACCAATCGCTGTTCACCACGAAGAAGGTTGGCATTACCCAGATGTTTCTCACAGCCCAACAACTGGAAAGCATCAGTCAATTGTTCGTGGAGCATTAAACATTAAGAACGCACGTGAACAAAAGATGGAAGCACGTGCAGCAAAGCGCAAGGCAAAGCAGGAAGAAGCAGACCAGAAGTTGTGGAATCAATAGGTTATTTAAAATGCCTATTTCTAATAGTCAGTTTGGAATGGTTAGGAACACTAAGACTAAAGTTACTGTTCCTTCTAATCCTGGTGGTTTTGGTGGTGCTCCTAAACCAAACATAAGTATGCCAACCCCTAGAGTTACGGCTATACCAACTCCCAGAATGACACCAACATCAACATCAACCCCTAGAGTTACGGCTACACCAACTCCACAAGTTACCTCTACCCCAAGTATCCCAAACAATCCTGAGTTTCGTGGAAGTTATCCACCAGCAACTAAACTCAATACACCTTCAACATCAAGAGTTTCTACTCCAACTCCAGCGTCTACTCCAACTCCAATGAATACTCCAATGACTGTTCCGACTCCAATGTCTACTCCAACAGCTAGCCCTACACCAAGTTCTGTAAAAACTCCTACAATCGCTATGTTTGGTGCAGGTAGATAGCACTAATCATCTGCTAAGATAATCGGACTACTACAAGGAGCACAATGAGTAACGTACCTATTCTGGGCGAAAAAAAGATGGACAATGAACCGATGTTTCGGTTGTTGTACTGTCTTGTCTGTCAGTCTTTAGACGAACTACCTCCTTACGACGGTGAACCAGAGCAAGACCATTTGTTGGCTATTGCTTGTGAAGCACACGTTTTTCCATCAGGTGAGCCACACAAAGGCAAACTATTTGTATTGCCATTACGTGCTTGGGCAAAGTCTGAGTCTAAAAAAGAAATCATTCGCCAGATTAAAGGCGGAGGTTCTAAAGGACTTGCAGAAGTTGATGACACTTTTTATGACTCTCGCTCTATGTTCCTAGAAGATGCAATGAAGTGCTACCAACAGCACAACAAGCCAAAAGACGGTTGCAGCGACTGGCAGAACAAAGAGAAGTTACTTATTCCTAATACCGCAAAAGAACGTAAAGCAGAGGGCATGGGTCGTTACCAGGATGAAGCAGGTCCAAAAACATACCTATGTAACTTCTGTCCTGTATCCATCGCTGTAAACCAGCGCAAACAAAAATTGTTAGGACTAAACTGATGAGCGAAGAGACCCCAAAGATTCAAGCAGCATACTCTGTAGTCATTAAAGCCGATGGCACACTTGAGACAATTCCCGTAACAGAGGGCGTAATGCGTACTGCTACTACCTACGACATTTACCAAACCAGTAAGCAATTAGTCTCTGAGATTGATGACTTCCTGCTAGCTGACCGTGTTGCTAAAGCCGTAGTTGATGCATTGCAGCCTGTAAGCCCAAGTGAACATCAACGTGCCAAAATTGCAGAAGCATTATCCGAACGTGGGATAGACCCAACAAAGGCTTAATACGCCCTAAACTAGGGCTATGTTTAGAAACTTAGGAAGTAACTCAAACCCTGTACACATCCAGGGCAGTGCTACTTCCTATTTTTCTGCACCTGAATCAGAGTTAGACCCTAAGTTATTTTCAGGAACAACTTTAAAAGGATGGGTTCGTAATGGAATCCTTCACCTTCTTTTTGGGTTCTTAAATGAGCAGTACCGTCACCCAAACTTATGGGCACACGTATGGATTGCAGGCTCAGGAGTCTCATACCAATGGTCAGCAGCACGTCAGCCTGGGGACTTAGATGTTCTTATTGGAGTTAACTACATCCAATTCCGTAAAGCACACCCAGAGTTTGCAGGACTTGGCGATGTAGAAATCAGCCGTATGTTAAACGAGGATTTTCGTAATCACCTGCAGCCAGAGACTGAAAACTGGAATGGGTACGAAGTTACCTTCTATGTAAACCCAGGAGCTACAGACATTCGTTCTATTAACCCGTATGCAGCTTACGACCTAACTCACAATGAATGGACAGTTCATCCAGCACAAACAACTGCACCAGAGAATCGTGTGTGGGATGAAGTTGCAAAGCGAGACCTGTCTGTAGCCACAGAGATTGTAACTCGCTATACAAAGGCGCTTACCGATGTACAGGGCGCACAAAACGACCCAGCACGTCGCAATGCTGAGGCAAGACTACACGCAGCCCTAATGCAAGGTTCAGCCATGTATGAGGACATTCACGGAGCAAGAAAGTTTGCGTTCCGTAAAGAAGGTCAGGGTTATGCAGATTTTTATAACTATAGATGGCAGGCTGGGAAGAAGTACGGAACAGTGCCTGCCCTACGAAAGATGTCTGAGTACTGGTCAGCATACAAAGCACAACAGGCAGAAGAGACTTACGGTGTTGAACTGCCAGATACTCAGACCCTAATTAGAAGAGCGGCAACGTACAGAGCAAAGGGATAAATGAACATACTCGTATCACTAGACGGCGTACTAAGTTCGGAATCAGGGGAACCAATCCGTGCAGGAGTGGCGCTTTACTACGCCCTAAATATCAATAACCGTGTTGCCATCATGACCAGTCGTGACGAAGCAGATGCAAAGCATTGGTTACAGTCGCACGGCATTATTAACTATGACGACCTAATTGATTCTTCTTTTGCACTTGAGGGTGAGGACCTAAAGAAGAGACAGTTCACTCTTTCACGTTCCAGGGCCCCGATTGAGATGTATGTAGATGCTGACCCAAGTATGTGTGCCTGGGTTTTTGAAGAGCAAAGAGTTCCAACAATCCTCTTTAGCCATCCAGGGTTTGCTTTAGTTGAGAACCGCCCAGATGCACCTAAAAAGGTACGACGCTGGTCTGACATTGAGGAATCTATAAATAGAGTTAACATAGCTCGCTCAGAGCAAGCTCAAAAGCCAAAAGAAGCTGAACTCTGGTCTGATTGATGCGTATCATCTTTAGCGGGGCTGAAGTAGGCTCAAACCGCAATCTTCTTTTTGACTCAAAAGTTGAGTCAATGGGACTCAACTTTTGGACTCTACGCAAGCGTGGATTGCCCACAACCAAGCTCTGGTTAATTAGCGAGCACTTTGACCCAGAAATAAACGTCTTTATTGAATCAGGTGCAGCTCAAGCTGACAAAGCAGGATTGTCAAAAGAAGAATTACTTTCTTTAGCCGCTGACTACCAGGAGTTCCTGGTAAACAACAGCGAAAGAGCAACAGCCTTTATGGAGTTTGACTCTATGGTTCTGGGTAAAGAGTGGGTGGAAGCCCAGCGACCTTTCTATGAGCATGACCCAAAATTATGGGTAGTTTGGCATGAGGAATACGGTCTTCCATCCCTCAAACTTATGTCCCAGAAGTACAAGAACGTGGTCATACCCAGCGCTGAGATTGAGTCTGTAACAAGCCTTGCAGGGCTTGCCAGAGGCTACCAAAGGCAGTTTGGGACTTCCTACCACGCCTTAGCCTGTGCCAAGCCAGACAACCTACGGCAGATACCATTTAGCACTGCAAGCACATTGTCGTGGTTATCCCCAATGCGTAGAGGCGAAACTATCGTGTGGGACGGGTCGCAAATCAAGCGGTATCCAAAGCGCATGAAAGACCAAGCAAGACCCCGTTACAAGAGCATCGTACAGAAGGCAGGGCTAGACTATTTGGGGTTTAGCCAAGATAACACCCTTGAAGCGACTAGAGTTGCAGTCTGGTCATATCTACAGTTGGAGTCATCCATGGACAAGAAAACACCTAATTTCCACATCATTGATGGGGGTAAAGAAGGTCAAGTATCTGATAACAGTGATACCCCACTCATGAGTGGTTTGATGGAATTAGGGGGGGTACTTTCTGATAACAGTGCCTCTGAGATGCGGAAAGTTGAGCGTCAAGAAGTAGTCCAAAGAGACCCTTCAGAGGTTCAAAACCTACCTGTTTTCGGGTACAAGATGAAGACTGTTGTTGAAACAGACGACAACGGCAAAGACATTTTGATGGACATCCCAGTCGTACAAACCCAGCAAACGTCTTTAAGGCAATGCGACACTTGCTTCGTTGCTGCCAACTGCCCAGCCTTCAAACCCCAGAACACCTGTGCTTTTAACCTGCCAATTGAGGTGAAGACTAAAGACCAACTGAAGGCATTGATGACCTCAATGATTGAAATGCAGGGTCAAAGAGTCGCTTTTATGCGTTTTGCTGAGGAAATGAACGGTGGTTACGCAGACCCAAACGTTTCTCAAGAAGTTGACCGCCTAATCAAAATGGTTAAAGAAGTTAATGACATGGCATCGGACAAAGAGTTCATCCAGATTACAGCTCAGCGTCAAGGCTCTGGTGGAGTCCTCTCAGCCATCTTTGGAGACAAAGCTCAAGCTCTGAGAGAGTTGCCTGAGACTCTAAAAGAAGATACCGTAACTAAAATTATCCAGTCTTCAATAGAAGACTAACTATCTGATAACAGTACTTTCTGTAACTTGAAACAGGGTTCACCCTGTGCAGATGTATTTTGAAGTAAACAAAGTTAACAAGTGCGTGGTAGGTTTCGCCACGGCACAATAGGTCTCCCTGTTGAGGGGTATTTACATAAACACAGAAATGGTGGTAAGGAATTGGGTCTGTTCTCTTTTGAATTAACAAATGATTTCGTCGCTTCGTACAAGGACAAGAAGGCTCCTTTTGGGTACAGGGATGCCGCTGGAAACTCAGTTGGAGAGATTACTTTTCTCCGTACCTATTCACGCCTAAAGGCAGATGGTACTAAGGAGACTTGGGTAGACGTGTGTGAGCGAGTCATCAACGGCATGTACTCCTTGCAGAAAGACCATGCCAAAAGTCAGAGACTACCTTGGTCTGATGCCAAGGCAGCAGCCTCTGCTAAAGAAGCATTTGACCGTCTCTTCAACTTGAAGTGGACTCCACCTGGACGTGGACTATGGGTAATGGGTACCCCCCTCGTTAATGAGCAACGCAACTCTGCTGCCTTGCAGAACTGCGCTTTCGTATCAACAGGGTCAATGGTCAAGACTGACCCAGCAAAACCATTTGCTTTTCTAATGGAAGCATCAATGCTTGGTGTTGGTGTGGGCTTTGACGACAAGGGTGCAGATAAGGACTTCACAATTTATGAACCAAAAGAAACTTACGAGTATAAAATCCCTGACACCAGAGAAGGATGGGTTGAATCAACAGCCGCCCTCATCAATGCCTACCTCAAGCCAGATACGAAGGCTCCAGTATTTGATTACGAAGAAATCCGCCCAGCAGGTGCGCCAATCAAAACCTTTGGTGGAACTGCAGCAGGACACGAACCTCTCTTAAGATTACATAACCACATCAATAAGATGTTTGCTGGTCGTGCAGGTCAGAAGTTAACTAAGACCGACATTGCAGACATCGGAAACATGATTGGTGTCTGTGTTGTATCAGGCAACGTTCGTCGCTCTGCAGAACTTCTTATTGGTCAGATTGATGACGAGAACTTCTTAAACCTCAAGAACCCAGAGGTCTATCCAGAGCGCAACTCTTACGACCCTGCTAACCCAGGTTGGGCTTGGATGTCTAACAACTCTGTAGAAGCAAAGGTTGGCTCAGACTTCTCAAAGATTATTGACGGAATCGTTCGTAATGGTGAGCCTGGCGTTGTATGGATGGATGTATCACGCAAGTATGGTCGTCTTATTGACCCACCTAACAACAAAGACTGGCGCATCGCTGGATACAACCCTTGCGCTGAACAATCTCTTGAGTCATACGAGTGTTGCACACTTGTAGAAACATATTTAAACCGCCATACAGACCTTGAAGACTTTAAGCGCACATTGAAGTTTGCTTATCTGTACGCAAAGACTGTGACGCTTCTCCCAACGCACTGGGAAGAGACAAACGCAATTATGCAACGCAACCGCCGTATTGGAACTTCTATTTCAGGAATCGCAAACTTTGCCGACAACAACGGATGGACTGTATTGCGTGACTGGTTGAACAACGGATACGAAGTCATTAAGAAGTATGATGAATCTTATTCTGAGTGGCTTGGAATCCGTCAGTCAATCAAGATGACTACAGTAAAGCCATCAGGAACTGTATCTATCCTTGCTGGTGAATCTCCTGGAGTGCACTGGGCATCAGGAGGAAAGTTCTTTAACAGAGCAATTCGTTTTGCTAATACTGACCCAATGCTTCCTTTGTTTAAGATGGCTAACTATAGAGTTGAACCTGCATCTGAATCTCCTGACACAACTAGCGTTGTCTTCTTCCCAATTGAAACTAACGCAAAGCGTGCAGAGAAAGAAGTTTCAGTTCACGAAAAGGTTGCACTTGCAGTTGTAGTTCAACGATACTGGTCAGATAACTCTGTCTCTGTAACTGTTACCTTTGACCCTGAGAAAGAAGCAGACTCTATTGCTTCCATCTTGCACATGCACGATGGTCAGCTAAAGACGATTAGTTTCTTGCCTATGGGTAATGCAGTTTATCCTCAGATGCCTTACACACAGATTACTTCTGAAGAGTATGAAGAAGGTTGCATGAGTCTAATGCCTATTGACTTATCAGGTGTTTACGCAGGTATGGCAGCCGATGCTATCGGAGAGGCTTACTGCACAACAGATGCTTGTGAGGTTAAGTTAATCAAGGACAGTCAATGAAAGTTAGATGTTTGAAGTGCTTTGAGGAGTTTGAAGAACTCCCAAAAGAATCTTCTGATGGCATCTGCTACTCGTGTAGAGATTAGAAAAAGCCCCTATAGTAAATAAACTATAGGGGCTTTTTTTACTTCTTGTTTTTAGGTGGGTTTCTTTTATGCTTTTTCTCTAGTTGTGCTTTTCTGTTGCGAGCACTTCTTTGCTTAGACTCAACCTGTGCTTGTGCTGCTGCTGCCTGTTGTTGTTGGCGTAGTTCAACATCTTTCATTGGACGGCTTGTGTCTCTGATTACTGTAATAATCTTTGTTGCTGGTCGGTCTGTAACAATCTTAATGTGATGGTCTAGATTGTTTGGGTCACGATGCTCGGTAATCATTACATTAGGGTCAGTCTTTGACGGCATACTCGTTCCATGTTTAGCCACGTGCTTTACTGTTTCCCAATCTACATCTCTTTCCCAAGAACGGTCTCCTGCATGAAGACTTGCTTGTGGGTTTAAGATTAGGTGTTGGATTGCTGACATAGATACAAGGATAAAGAAAAAGCCCTGATTTCTCAGGGCTTATCCTTACTTACTTAAAATCCGTTTGGCTTCATTAGCCTTAATGCTCATGTATCCAGTCTTTCTTGGATTCATGCTTCCAGGCTTTTTGTAACCTGTGCCTTTCGGCATGTTTGCAATGCGAGTTTGAAGTGCCGCCGCAACTTTGTCATGGTGCTTTGCCATTGACTCCCCCTTTCCTTATCTAAGTGTAACACAAAAAGAAAACCCCCTCATTTCTGAGGGGGCTTCCGTTATGCGCCTGCTTTTGCTATGGCTTTTGCTTTGGCTACGACTTTTGCACCTTTGGAAACTTCTTTAACCAACGCTTTACAACGCTAGTCTCAGTTCCTTTCCATGCGCTCCAATCTTTACCACCATTGCTCATGTGATAAGCAATTTTGGCATTAACCACAGGGTTGAACAGTTCAGCATTAGAAGCCAAATTGAACTTATCACGCCTTTCATCACCTAATGAACCAAGCATGTTTACTTGGAATAGACCATAGGAGTTGTCTCCTGTCTTACGATTACCGTTGTGTGATAGCGGATTACCATGTGATTCTTTCTTTGCAATAGCCCATGCTTCTTTTAGGTCTTGACCTTTGAAGCCTACGGCACTGAGAAGTTCTACTAACTGGTGGTCAGTAAGACTATCTGCATTGACATACTTGACTAATGCATCTACTTGCTTTTCTTGCTGGCTTGTTAGTGCTTCGGCTTTTGTTGGCGTAAAGGCTGGCGGTAACCCGACAACCATTTGAGCAAACATAAACATCGCTGTAAACAGCGACCCGAACACCATCTTGCCTCTTTTTGTTAGTTTCATAATCACTCCAAATAGTCATTCACAACCTCGGCTGCGTTTGACTGCTGGTGGCGGATACGATGCAGGTATCTCTCCGTAGTTACGATTGACTGGTGACCTAACCGCTCTTTGACCTCATGCACATCTACCCCGTTCTTTAACAACTGGGTAGCGTTAGCGTGCCGTAGGTCGTGAGTAGTGGGATACCAACCAATCCCTGACTTGTTGATGGCTTCGTTCCAAATGGCTCGCCACTTGTCACGAGGTAGGTGTCTTTCGCTAAGGCTTTTGCTATGGCTTTTGCTAGGGCTTTCGCTTTTGCTAAGGCTTTTGCTAGTGCTTTTGCTAAGGCTTTCTACCTTGCCCTTTCCCTTGTCCTTTCTATAGTGATTGCGGTACTCCCTAACCGCTTCTTTACACGCCTCACACCTACAACCGCCGACATTGTATGAATACGCCGTTGCGTGTTGGAATCTCCTGCTTCCAATGGTGTAAGGCTTCCCAACCACGCTTGTGGTAGGGCTTTCTATTTTACCCTTCTTCTCAACCAGGTGCTTTGAGAAGATAAGGTCTTCTTTTGCTAGGGCTTTTGCCTTTACAAACTTCTTTATCTCTGCTATTAGAGCTGAGCTCAGCACAACAGTTCTTTTATTTCCGTTCTTTGTAGCTGGCACAACGAGAAATCTTGTCCCCTCGGACTTTGTCCCTGCGGGCTGGTATGCGTAGCCAACATCTGAGACTGTGCGCCTGACATAGACCTCTTTAGATTGGAAGTTAAAGTCTTTGACTCTGAGTTCTGTGGCTTCTCCGTATCGGCAACCAGAGGCTATGAGAAACTGTGCTAAAAGACGGCTTCCGTCTGTGGGTAAGTTCTTTAAGATAGCCTGAAAGTCTTTAGGCTCTAGGGTGTAGGTAGGGTCAGGCTTGGGCGTGCTTAGTCTTATGCGGTGGGTGGGGTTTGTGGCTATCGCTTCGTCATCTACGGCGAGCCTGAACAGAGAACCTAAAGAAGTCTTTAGGTGTGAGATTGTGCTTGGGCTAATCCCTTGATTTGCGAGATTATCAAACAGGGTCTTTATGTCTTTCTTGGTGATTGCGGAGATGCGCTTAGACCCAAAAGAAGGTTGGGCATACTTCTTTAGCAGGGTAATGTAGTTCTTGCGGGTTATGACTCGTATGTCATTCGCCGCCGTAAGTTTGGCTAAGTAATCGTTGAATGTCTTTTGGTTTTCGGGCATTAGATTAAACTCGCCTTCTTCGGCAAGTAATCCAGCGTTAAGTGCTTTAGCCCTAGATGAGAAAGTGCCTACGGATTTGACTTTTCCGTCTTGGCGGTAATAGGCGGTAAATCGCCCTTTGCGTTTAACTGCGTAAGCCATAAAGCCACCCTACCAGCGAGTAACTTAGAAGGCAAAACAAAAAAGGGGGTAGATTGCACTTGGCAACCTACCCCCTTTAATGTAGTTTATTTAACCTTCTTTAAGGCTTTGTATTGCTTGGTGCTTTTAACCTTGCGCCTAGTGTCTTTATCTTCTAAAGACATTTGGAAACGCCAAGAGTTAATTTCTAAGTGTGTTTTTATTCTATGACAACTAGAACAACGAACAACACACTTCTTTATCTCTTTCTTTAGCGCGTCAATAGTCGCATTGTTATTTAATGCAGTACCTATGTCAAACTTCTTGCTATGAACATGGTCAAACTCTAGTGCTAAGACATTTGCTTCACCACAATCTATGCAAGGGTTCTTCTTTAGGTACTCAAACACCAACTTTCTTGCAGATAGATTTCTAACTGCATGATTGTTCTTTTGGCGTTTAGATACACATGGCTTGCACTTACCTTCCCAACCTTCTTTACCATTGGCTTGCACCTTTGGTTGAAAAGCAGATAGGGGCTTGGCTTTACCGCAACCATTACAAGGTCTTTTGCCTTGTGTTAGTAACGCTTTGCGCTTTGCCGTTCGTGCAACAGACCCTTTACGCAAGATTGCTTGGCACTTCTTACACCTTGCTCTCTTGCCGTATTGACCCTGTGTGTGCTTGTTAAACTGCGATAGCGGTAGGTCGTAGAAACAACCGATACAGGTTTTACTTCGTTGTGCTATTTGTTTTGTCCCTTCGGGCTTGACTTGTTAAGTGCCACTTACCGCAGATTTCGCATTTGTAAGTAGCACAAGGTTTCTTTCTATTGTTATTTAGCCAATGATTTTTCCAAATTAAACTCATGGCTTTTTCTGCTTTGTACCTAGTTGGGTACGCAGTTTTTTCTTCGCACCTCATCAGCCTATTTCTCTCTGCACACAGTTGTAACAGAACCACATTACAACTTCTTTATTACTTGTAATGTCTTTGCCATTTGCTCGGACACCTTGTTGATTGCAACTATCGCAGACCCATAGTTCATCTGCGCTAGTTAGTCGGCGTACTTCTACATACCCCATTAGTAACCCCCTAAACATTCTTCGCTTCGTGTGTGATACAACCTAATCTTTGCCATGAGGTCTAGCGTAGGAGAATTGAGTATGGTCTTACACGCACCACACTCTGTTACATACTCCTGCGCTTCTTCGTGCCATTGAATAGGACTTCTTTCAGGCTTCTTAAATCTTTTGACTTCTTTAGCCATTCTTCTTTCTCCGTTCATCTCTTAGTGCTACTTGCAAGATACGGATTTTCTTTTGGAGATGAATGTTCTCTCTCCAAAATAATCCCATTACTGCAAGAGAACCTGCTAGTGCTATTACTATTCCAATTAGTGTTCCTGTGTCTAAATACATTTCTTTATTCCCTTTCTGTAACTTCGGATACAACCTTTAACACATAGTTCTTGTCGTTAAGGTCTAGGTCATTTATTTGGTCTTGCGCTTTACCAACAATGACTTCCCATAAGTTGTTAGCCGTATGTTCATCATTGTTAAGTGTTACTGCAATAGCAGTTGTTAGTTCTACTTTGTACGATTTAATTGCCATTCTTCTTTACCCCTCCCATAGTTCATCATCATCATAAAGAAAACCACTTTCAACTTCAATGCACCTTTCGCACCAAGCCTTAGTTTTGTATTTTCTTTTGTCTTTTGCTATCCAAGCAGAGCCACTTCGTATGAACCAACTCCATTCGTTCTTGTCTATCTTCTTTATCTGAAATAAATCATCTTTAGTTTGATAGACACCGCTAGATACTTGATACATCTTCAAGGGTTTTGTTGGTTTCACTTGCATTTGTTTCTCCTTCCCATAAAGAAAGTTCTTCTTCATCATCATTTGCTAGACATTCTTCGCAAAGGTTTGGTGTGTTATCTCCGTAGCACTCTAATAGGTCGTAACAATTACCGCAGTAATGGTGACCACCCATTAAGTATTCAAGTCTTTCACAACCTGCACTACTTACATCTCCACCCTCCTCGCTTGTTACTTCTCCCTTTCTGTATTCAATCTCGCCCCAGTAATCACTACCAGTTTCGTAAAAGGTATAAGTAAAAGAAAGTTTCTCAAACTCTTTTGCAAGAGCCTCAACAACAGGAACGATAGGTGACCAAGCACTCTCAAAGTAATAAGAAACTTCTTTAGCCTCTACATCACCTACAAAGCGCACATCATTTAAGTCCCACTTGCTACCCCAGTTTTCAACATTCCAGTTGTACCAATCATCTTCTTTATCAAGTGGTCTTGGTATAACTCTGTGACAAGAAAACAAAGACTCATAGTGAGTATCTGTTGCTTCTGATTTAGTAATCTGAACCTTTTTAATAAGTTTAGTAAGTTCTTTTGGATTACCTTTTATTGTTAGTTCATTACTGCACCAATTCGGCATTTCCCTCTCCTGTCTTTCGGTGTGTTAGTTTTCTGTATGACCTTGATTTTCCATTTGTTGTTGTGTATCCGTAACGCACTAGACGAAACGCCAGCGCACTATGAGTAACACCAAGTTCTTTTGCTATGCGATAACCCGATACGCCACTCTCCATTAGTTCATAGATAAGTCGTGTATAAAGTTCTGCTTCTTCACGATTTTTCTTTGTCTTGCCACGAATACCCATAGCCTTTGGTTGAAGTTCTTTTAGTTGCGCCAAGATTTGTGGGTCAGGTACAACACGCTTGACTCTTTCAACAAAAACTTCTACAACAGGCACTTCAACAATAGGTAAGTGACTAATCTTTGCTAACACTTCTCCGCTATGTTCAGCAAGTGTATAAAGACGAATGGACTCTCTTGTTATGTTTAGCGGTGTTGCTAGTGATTGAAGTGTCCAACCAGCATTACGCAACTGCGTTGCATACGCCTTGCGTTCGGCTAGTGGCAAGCCAATAAGAATGTCTGAAACTTCTTTTGGCAAAGTTAAATCTGATTTAGGTCGTCTAGTACCCACCAAGATTTTTTCTTTATCTTGCTTTACTCCTTTAGTGCGCTTCACAGGTTTTGTCCCCTCGGCATTAAAGTTTGATTGGTGTGAATTGTTTGTTTCCAATTTTTACTCCTTCGTTAATCATAGTTGTTAGTTCTTGTTGTAGTTCTACTACTTCTTTTGCAAACGCTTCTCTTGCGTAGTTGTGATAGTGGTCAGGGATTTGGTCAATTACTTTTTGGTCTAAGTTATAGACCATTTCTGTTCTGTATCGCAAACCTTTATCTTTTCTGAACCCACGCACCTCTAGTGAGTTAAGACTTACTGTTGGTTCATTTGTGCGGTGAGATTGGTAAGTAAGTTCTTCTAGTCTTACTTTCTTAAATACACCTGTGCCTTGATAACTTCCATTTGTCCATTCGCGTTCTTCAATGTCAATAAGTATCTGCTCACTATCTTTGAGAGTTACTCTGCAATAGAAAGAAAGATTGCCATTTGCATTTACTTTTGTTTCTGTCTGTGTTGTTACTGTTGCCACTTGTATTACTCCTTATCCCATAGTTCTGTATCTTCTTTTGCTTCTTCTATCTTGTGGTGTAGTGCTTCCCACTTACTTCTTGTTTCATCTCGTAGTTCATCTGCGAACCTGTCCCATACATAGTCTGAGTTATCTACGCTTTTCATTACATCTTCAAGAAAGTCGTTGCTAATTTCTTTTGGCTTAATTTCAATTAGGTTTCCGTCTTCATCTTCGTACTCTGAGTCTGTAAGTATCTGTGCTAATTCTTCTTTATCAACCCAGATTGCCCAGATTTTATCGTCTTGATTAAGTGCAGAAAGAATGTCTATAACTTCTTTAACTGTTCTCATTTGTTACTCCTTATCCCATAGTTGATTGTCTGTGATACCTGCTTCGTAATCTGCCATGAAGTCTGCAATAAACTTTTCTGTTTTTACATCTTCACTTTGCATTTTGTTTTCTAATACGCCACGAATACTTGCACCTAACATTTGGTCGTGCATTTGCACACTAAAGTTTTCGGCAACATAGTCCCATTCGCTTTGTGTTAGTAATCGTGCTTCTGTATCCAACGCCTTGAAACATTCTTTATCCCATAGCGCAACGATTACTTGGTCTGTATCTGAATACTTCTTTAGCATTTCTTTTAACTCTGATACTTTCATTTTGTTATCTCCTTATCCCATAGTTCTGTTTCATCATTAAGTTCTTCTAAAGATAAGTCTTGTGAGTATGCCAACAAACTTTCCTTTAGTGAAGTGATTATTGCTTCACCAACATCAGGGGTTTCGTAAGTATCATCAGTTACATACTCCCAAGCGTTATCAAACATCTTTTGAGTTTCTTCATCAGTTAAGTTGTGTAACTCTTGAAAGCCATTGAGTTCGTCTATGACCCACTCCTTGCATAGTTCTTTAGACCAATAGATAACCAGTAAGTGTTCTTTAAGGTCATACCCTGATAACTCTTTGATTATCTTTTCTACTGTTGCCATTTGTTATTCCTTTCTTAGTGATACTTCTTGGCACAGATAGCACCCATGCCACCTGCAACACTCTTTAGAAGTGTTAGCGTGCGACCACAATGCACACAGATACCAACTTGTGCAGAATACTTAATTGCTAGTTCTAGTGTTAAGCGATTTGTTGTATCTAACTTATAGATAACATCAAACTCTTTATCGTTGCGTACATACTTCTTAGCAACATCTGAATAAGTCCAAACACTCCAACGCTTTGTTTCAGAGTTCTGTCGGATTGAATAGATAACTCCGTCTAAAAGATACGCACCAACTTCTGTAATCTTGATTGGCGGTGTAATTTCTTTTGCAACCTTTAGTGTGTTGATAATTGCAGACACATCTTTGCGGTCTAGTTCTTCTAAAGAAGATACTTTGCGATTGTGCAGATAGTGATTGAGAGTATCTAATCCACCCTCTTTCTTTTTGATTAGTGCATTAGCAAAAGAGATTTGCTTTTCGCTAGGTGCGATAACAACACCTGCTTTGTTAGGTAGTGCAAGTAACTTTGTGATTAGTTCTCCAGCACCTTGAACATTTAAGGTAGCGACATCAACATCAGTAAAAGAATGTTCTTTTGTTTCTAGTAATGTCTTTATGAATAGTTGTTGCTTGTCACTTGCATAGCGCACTTGGTACTCACCATAACCATTTGCACCTCTTGAACCACCTGTGCGGTGTGCAGATAGTGTTGTCATTTAGTTGTTCTCCGTTTCTGTATTTGTCCCCTCGGACACTTGTTGTGCTTGTAACCAAGCGAGTTGTATTTGTTTCTTAATTAGTCTTGCTTCTTTAGCCGTTACTTGCTCACACTTAACTACTTCGTACAGTTCTCCGTTTCTATTCCATGTCTTGCAATACTTCTTCGCATTGTGTTCTGTTGCAGACCATGAGGAATAGATACTTCCCCATTGAGAATAATCTTTTGCAATTACACAATAAGAATAATCTTTATCTGCACTACCTCTTACTGCTTTGTATCCCTTGCTATTGGTAGCAACAAAATACTTTCGTGGATTTCGTGTGTAACCTTTTACACTTAATAGTTCTTGTCCCATGTCATTCTCCATTCTTTATTCGTGATTGTAATTTGCTTACTTCATGTGCAGACTCTCGGTTACCTTTAGCGTTTAGATACTCTTTCTCCTTACCTAACGCTTCAAGTATTACTGCAACCTCTGTGTTAGTTAGTTCCAGTTTCATTAGTAGTTATCCTTTCCAGCAAACGCCATTTCAACTAGCAACTCAAACTCTCTGAGAGATAGATTGACACTTGCTTTGTAATCTAATCCGTAACCATTAGAAGTTACTTCAACAGTTGTTTGTTCGCCTAATAGTTCTTTAGAAGTAGCAATAACAGAATTGCGTGAGCGTTCTACTTCTTCTTCAACTTTCTTGCGTAGTTCTCGTTCTTTGCGTTGCGCTTCTTCTCTCGCTAGTCGCTCTGCTTCTTCTTTAGACTTCAATGAGTTCCACTTAGGTTCAAGAACAGACCACTCTGCAACAACATCTGCAAGTCGTGAAGTCCAGTAAAACTCTGCGCCACTATTGTCTATTGCTTTAACCAAGATACCGACAGAACGATTACCTGCTTCTGCTTTTCTAAAAGAAGTTGGATTGTCTTTACGATTGCTTGGCTCGTATTCATACTTTTCAAGAGAGATAACTGTTGCTTTAACAACATCATTCTCACGCACCTTGTCAATTTCACGACTTGATTTTGAGTTGTATGTCCATGACGGAACGATTGCGTACTCACCATTTAATTTGATTTCAGATAGTTTCATTTATGTATTACTCCGTTTCGTGTTTTGTTATTGGGGGCAACCGATTTGATTGCCCCCATGTCATTACGCATTAACTAGATTGCGTGTGATTGCAAGTCGCACTAAGTCTTTTCCTAGTGTGAGAATGTCTTTTGCAGATTGCATTGAAGTCATTAACTCAAACCCATGTCGGTAATTGTTAAGTTCTTCTTCGGTGTGTGAATAGCCTGTGATAAGTGCTTGGCAAGTAAGAACACCTGCGTTCTTCATTTCAACAACTGCTTTTTCTCCGTCAGTTGTATTCCATGCGCCGTCAGTAATCATAAACAGAACCTTGATTGCTTTATCACTCTCTGCAAGAACACGCTTTGCATAAAGTAATCCGCTTTCAGGATTAGTTCCGCCGTCTGCACCTGAGTCACGAATTGTTGTACCTGCTTTTTCATCTGCACCATAAAGAAGATTGGTGCGAGTATCAAAAGTAACAACAGTTGTTCGCGCTTCTACACGCTCTAGTGCTTTTTTGATTGCCCACATTGACTTGTATGCGTTGTCTGCATTACGACCACTCATTGACCCACTTCGGTCTAAAAGAATAACCGCTTCAATACTTACAACATCATCACGACCCTCAGACCATTCATCAAACACAGTATCTAATTCGTCACCGCGTAAGTAACGACCTGCATTTAATTTTCCTGAACGCTCACCAACTAACCAAGCAGGGTCAAACTCTGCTTGTAAGCGTTCTAGTTCAAGTCCAAACTTCTTTGCAAGTAAAGAAAGTTCTTCGGGGATACGCACTTCGTTGTAGTTAGCCTTGATAGGTGTTTCTGCATTTCCGCCGTCAAGGTATGACTCAATACCTAGTTGCTTTGCTATGTCGTTAATGTCTTTGCTAACTTCTTTAACAACATCAGAAAGAATGTCATGCAATAAATCAGTTACCTGTTGATTGTTACCAGTTGTACCTGCTTGATTACCTGCACTCTTACTTTGTGACGGATTGCTTGGTGACTCAACATCATCATTGAAATCGTAATCATCAAACTCAAAATCAAAATCATCTTCATCAAAAGAATTATCTTTTGCATTTGATTGTGATTGTGATTGTGATTGTGATTGTGATTGTGATTGTGATTGTGATTGTGATTGTGATTGTGATTGTGATTGTGAGTTGCTATCAGAGTTTGTCCCC